GCTTACTGGTCGGACTGCGCGGCGGGAAGTACAAACACGGAAGCCATCTTCGAATTCAACTAGCACACTATTCTTGGATCCCCTGACTAGCACTCTGCACAGTTGCCCCTTGCGATCGATCACACGCATAGACGTTACCTTCCAGTACCAGACATGATCGAAGGGAGCGGTGTTCACTTCGGCAGGAAGGGCAGAGTTGCTTCCCACAGCACTCACATCTTGCTCGCCTGCTGACAGGTCGGGTGCATTGCTGGCAGGACTTGAATGCGGCCATGCATCACTTGTCATCTGTTACGCCTAGCTGGTGAACCATTCCGAGCGTCTTGCGCTCTAACTCTATGAGCGTCCGGATGATCACAGGATAGGCGCCTGGCATCTTTGCTACCCAGTAGACACTGCCAGGAAAGTTATCAGGCACCACAGATTTGACGTGGGAAGGTAGATCGCCTTTGTAAGTCTGGACATCCCAATCATTCTTGCGGAGCAGTTCAATTGCTTTTACCCGCCTGGCGATCAGGTCGGCTTGTAGTGCCGCTAAACGCTCCTGCTGTGCTTTCATGGACCATTGTGCCGGCATGGGTAATCCTCCTAGCGAAACAGGTCGGCGAAATCTTTCGCTTCTTTTAGACCAACACCTGTTGCCTCTCGAAGTAGTTTGATTGTGTCGATTTTGCCGCCAGCAAGAAGCAGGGCACTAATAACTTTGGCCGGAGCAGGCTGAGGCAGTGCGGCCAGTCGGCATTCATCGATATGATTCGCGAGCCAGTGTGCAGTCTCTTCGGCGCCGCGGAGATCATCGCTTCCACGGCCCCAATCTAAAATCTTTTCGCCATTTACGAGGAGCACCTCGATCTGCCAGCTATAGCGCCGGAAGCCTTCCTTGTGCTTCACGACACGGACAGCTATAACATGCTCCGGCATTACATGTTGCCCACCTATTTGAATCATCGTATCCTCCTAAGCATTTTTCTAAACTCGCGCAGAAGCTCCATTCGAAATTCTTCTTTGGCCAGTGGCGTCAGCCTGTCGACTTCGGCTTGCTGCCACCGATCACGCTCCTGTTCGATAGCGTCAAGTGGAGCGTTTACGAAGGCTGGCCAATTCATTTGAGTTTCTCTACAGCACGTAGCTGCCTGCCATTTCGAAACCAAGATAGCATGTCAGGATCAACACGGATCTGCATCTCCCACAGGAAAGCAGCATCACGTATATCAATGCCATCATCGCTGTGCCTCTCTTTGAGATCTGCAACAGCAATGCCGAGTGCTTCCTCACATATAGTGCAAACATACTTAGGTCCTGTTTCTGTTAGCTCGACAAGTAGCAAGCTGTGGCCACATACGTCACAAAAGGCTGGCTCAGCATTGATGCTGTTCTGATCGGAATAGTAGTTGTCCTCAGCGTCGAACATATGGCTCCTCTAGTACACGTTCCAACGCTTGCTTCTGTAGCTTGCGAATCCGAAACTCATGGGCCTGTGCTTCAGTCAGTGGACGTCCAGCTTCTACTTCGAGGTCTTGGCGTTCCTGATCTGCCATCGGCGGAAGCGTATTGTCCACTAGCGAGTCCGAGCTTTCCAGATCCTGTACTCACCCGTGACCTTATTGATCTTGAGTCGTATGTTGCCAGACAAGGCCCACACCTGCCAGATCCTGCCATCGCTAATCATTTCTTCGACGGATTGGGGGCCTTTTGCTTCACGAATGATCTCGTCAAGTTGAGTCTGAGTCATCGTATGGAATCCCATCGTATTCCTCCCTAGAGTCCAGCAGCAACAGTCAGGAGCCACAGGCCAAAGAACGTTACTGCTGCAATCACTGCAAGTATGATTAGTACTTTCATGTACAAAGCATCACTCACTTCTGTGATCGTGGCAATAGTACTTTAGTACTAAAGCGTGATAAGGGTCCGGAACATGGCTCTGCTTAGTTCAAGTGCTTCCTCTAGCGTTGCCACCACCTGAGCAGGCACGTCCTGATTGTGTACTCCGTGAGCGCATACATAATAGGTATCGTCCTCATTGCGTGTGATCTGAATTATCATTTGATCCTCCTATGTCAGCGTCCACCTCTCGGTGACTGTTTGGCAATAGTACTATGCCAGCCAGTAGATCAACAGGAGCCCAGCCACGTCCAATGCAAGCCAGAAGAGAAATGCAAATACCTGTCGAGGCAGTGCATCGTTTACTGGCCTATCATTCAGCTCTGCCAGCGGCAAGACACGAATCGTTGTGCGGACGTTGTTCACTGTGTCTCCGGCAGCGTTACTCTTGCTTGTTGTAGCACGTCTAAAAGTGCAGTGCGTGCGGTTTGAAGTTGGATCTCTGCTTCGTCACCACCTTCGTCAATTGATTCTTGGAGAGCAGCTTCATACTCACCTAACACCCGACGCAAATCTTCTTGTGTTACTAGACTCATTGGCCTAGTTGCGGCCTTGTCTTTGCCGTTGATCCAAACCTGTTCGGTGAGAGGTTGATAGCTTGTCCTGTTCGCTTGCCATGTGCAAAGCCGTCTCCACTGCGTACAGGGCCTCGATTGTAAACACGGCCGCATGTGGTCTTGCCTTCGAGTGATTTCTCAATCAGGATGATATCTCGACCGATGTGGATCATTGCAGTGGCATGGTTTGCTGCAGCCTTCTTCATCGCTTCATGTTGCTGATACAATCGGGCGCAGACGGCCTGTGAGAAGCCAACAAACCAAGACTTGCGGAATTGCTTCATCCACATTCTAAAGCCAGGTGCATCATAAGATGATGAATGATCCAGCGTGTCTTCCCATTCACGGCGTTGTGTTTCTTTCTCTTGTTTGGCACACAGGTCATTCAGATGATATGCCAGATCCAACATGTATAGGAAGAGGATTTTGCAAAGCTCTCTGTCAGACGTTCGGCCAACAAAGGAAACTGAGTTGCCATCAGAAAGGATCATCTCACAGATATTGCACGCGGCAATGATGGATGCTAGTTTGAATTGCCAGTGAGATCGCCGCCGGCTATATCGGAAGCCATTGGCGGCGTCCTCAGGGCCAACATGTTGCCAGCCGATGGGCTCGCCTTGCTCACGTTCGGCAAATTCGACGTCTGTCATGCCGAGCTTATGCTCGTCCAAGAGGGCCTGAATCTTTGCTGCAAAGGCTTCGGCTTCTTTGATGCTGCCGATTGCCCTGGCGGACTTCTCGTGGGCTAGTAGTTTGCGGATTCGATCGACAATTGGATTAGGCATGTGGCAATGCCTCCGGATGATTCTTGAAGAAAGCTTCGGTACCAGCCTTCGCCTCGGCTAGCGTGGCGAACTCTTTCTTGAGCCTATACATCTTACGCTGGATGATGCCTTGTGAATAATCGTAGACAAAGAGTGTGAGTGGGGCATGCTTTCCAGTTCTAACTAGCTCAGGCACATACTCTTGGTCGTGACAACACACCGACGCAATGATCTTTTCACCATAATACAGACTAGGCCAATGTCGTCGTTCGAAGCTGCGGTAGCGTCCAGTAGGAACGTGTCCGACCTTCCATTTGAATGTCATTGTGTGGCCTCTCCAACGATCTGGAAAAGTCTTGGACCGCCCTTTGGCGGTTGCCATCCTTCTTTTCCGGCTTTTACAATTCTTCGATGGCAAAAATTTCCAACAAATACAATCTGACCATCAGAAGTGTTGACTTGCCAGCCAAAACGTTCGGTGGGCTTGAGAGTTCGATCACAAGCAAAACATTTTCGCATTTTACTTTGCTTCTGCTACGATTTGAAATTTGCCTGAATCCTGCTTCGTGGCTGGCCGCCAGATGAGCCGAAAGTTAAGTGCCTTGCCATCCTGGTCGACGATCTCTACCTTGTCGAAGGACGTCGACTGGTCACCGATTGGCAGGTCTTCTGCCGCCTTGCGTAGGTCATCGGCTATCCGGTTGCGGAAGGTTTCGAAGTTCATGTCTGATCTCCTTATCACGCTACCCAGCTTCTGCCTGCGGAGAGGGCCGCGGCAATAGTACTTTTGGGCTATTTCGCTCGCAAGCTGTAAGTTATTGTCTCTAAAGCAGTTAGGCGCCACTCAATTATCACAAGGCCTGTGATATTGCTGAAAATGCGCCATTTTGTACTTCGCGCGTGAAACCCGCATTCTGCTACTATTCATGCGACATTGAGCCACTTTCAACCCGTTATTTTAGGCGCTGATTTTGAGGCCGATTTAGCGCTGTTTTCGGGTTGTCTCAGAAATCGGAAACAAACAACCCGTAACATCTTTCTTGACGTTTGAGTCAACAATCCCGCGGAGGGAAATGATGATCCACATTATCGGAGTTCTTGTGATCTTTGTGGTCGGCCTCTACGCCGGCTATAAGTTTGGGGCGAAGGCCGCCGCTGCTGTTAAAGCAGAGATCCGCAAGATCGAATATGAAGTTAAAGCAGATGATAAGCTTTTGGCACCTGTCGCCGCTGTCCTGGCACGTATCAAGGCAAAGCTTTAAGACGTAACAGGCTGTAGGGTCTCATGGATCCTCTCGTTAAGCTTGAGAAGTGGGCACTCCTGTTTGTATCTGCAGAGGAGCTCAATAACAAGCCGGCAAGCTGTGGCTATTGCACGATGATGCTCGCGAAGCAGAAGCGTTGTATCATCATCGGTCCTGATATCATTATTGAGCAAGTGACCAAAGATGGAAAGACGTACACGCCAGGCTGCAGTCAGAATGATCCTGGCAAGCCGATTGAGACAAACGGCCCGATCGAGTATCTGTCCTCGCAGCTAGGATCCTCAAAAGCGGACCTGATCGGATTGGAGTGGTCAGAAGGTGCCGGAACTAATTGTGGTGGCATCAATGGCGGAGCTCCTTGTACCAAGCATTTCGATCCAGAGACTCGTGCATGCCGGCCTCTTCAAGAGACAGTAGCAGAAGGCGATTGCTGTGCAGCACACAATGGTCCTGCGATGGAATGGCGTGAGGCTCAGTTGCTTTTGAGAGCAGTATAAGACGACCCGGCTTCGCCGAGCCGCCTCTTCGGAGGTGGTTATGTGGCAACGAAAGTGTCCAATCTGCGGCAAGCTTCTAACGAAGCCGCGGCAGGGCGACGGGTTTGTTAAATGTCTTTGTGGCTGGCTGTGGAGATAAGCACGTGCGCAAATTGTTTCTTGGCGCCGTACTATTCATTGCCGGCATAGGATTCCGAATTCATGTCAAGGTAAGAGAGTGGAGGAGTCGTGGCTGGTAGACGTCCTAAGCCTTTAGCGATGCATCAGTTGAACGGCAATCCGAGTCATTTCGGTAAAGAGAAGCTGAGAGGCGCGGACAATCCGCAACCTGAAAAGGGTATGCCCGAGATGCCCAAAGGAATGCCTGCTGTAGCACGTCGTGAGTGGCGGCAGATGTCTGTCCTGCTTTTGTCTAATGGTCTGCTATCGAAGGTGGATGGTAAAGCGCTGATGGGCTACTGCGTAGCATACGCGAATTGGCAATCAGCTCAGAAAGCACTGGAGGAGTATGGTGCTGTCATCCAGACCGAGTTTCAGGATAACAAAGGTGAGACGCATCTCGGTGATCTTAAAAGCAATCCTGCAGCGGCCCAGGTCAAAGTTTTCCTTGCGTTGATGAAATCATTCCTGATCGAGTTCGGAATGACGCCAGCGAGCAGGCGCAACCTTAAGGTCGACAAAGCTAAGGACAATGATCCGATGACAGATTTTATGAAGCGTGGTCAGGACAATCAAGCCACGCAAGGTCCGATTTTGACACCCGTTGCCCCCGAGGACGACGGAGATCAATCCGAAGAGGAGAATTAACATGGCCGCACCCAAAAATACTCCGTTGTCAGCCGCAGCTAAAGCAGCTCGACTCGCTGGTATGGTAAGCACCCACGCGACTGTTAACACGAGTTGTGTGACTCCCAAAACTGTGGCGCAGATTGCAACAGGTGCACCTTTCAATGGTGATCTCATCGGCGCAGAGCATCATGCTTCCGCTCTTGTTGACGAAGGTGTATTGGCTTGCAGCGATGAGAACGCTTCTGCTGCTACGCGAACCTACGTCCAGCAATAAATTTGTACGATGCTGTAGGTGGCAACCCGCGTCAGTGCGACGTGCCTGGCCGCCGAAGCCGTGCAAGAAACAAGGTCGTCAACGCCGACGCCTGGCGTAAGTAACTTTGGCGAGTGAAACCGCCAGGCGTGGCGACCTTGAATTAAAATGAGGTGACTTGCGCCCATGGCGCAATTGACTTATACCTTACAACCTAGGGCGAAAGAGACGTCCGTCCAATATGCACGACAAGCCATCTCAGGTGAGATATGTGTCTGCAAATACGTGCGGCAAGCCTGCCAACGCTTCCTAGACGATCTTGAGATAGGTGAGTCACGGGGTTTTCGCTTTGATGATAAAGCAGCGCAGCACGCAATAGATTTCTTCGGCTTCCTACCACACATTAAAGGTATCTGGGCTAAGAAGGATGAGACCCGCGGCTTTCGCTTGTCGCCGTGGCAAGTCTTTATCATGGCCAACCTGTTTGGTTGGATTGTAATCGCCACAGGCCAGCGACGGTTTCGTGAAGCTCATATTGAGGTCGCCCGCAAGAATGGTAAGTCAACCTTCATTGCGGGCATCGGCTTGTACATGCTCTACGCCGATGGTGAGCCTGGCGCCGAGGTCTATAGCGCGGCCACAACGAAAGAGCAGGCCCACATCGTTTTCGACGTCGCATTTAGGATGGTTGAGAAGTCTCCTTTCTTGGCCGGCCGGATCCAGAAGTTTGGAACTGACGCGAGGCCTGTCAACCTTCACGTTGACGAGACGTCGTCTAAGTTTGAGGCACTGGCGTCGGACTCGACGAAACTAGATGGGCTAAATACACACTGTGCCTTGATTGACGAGTTGCACGAGCATCCGACGCGGTCCTTGTTTGACGTCTTAAATACTGCAACAGGATCACGATCGCAGCCTTTGGTTATCGCCATCACGACGGCGGGCTTTGATCGTGAAGGCATTTGTTGGGACCAGCGTCAGTATGGCGTTAAGGTCCTGCAAGGAATTACACCGGATGATAACTTCTTCGCTTTCATCGCCACGCTTGATGATGGCGATGCTTGGGATGATGAGAAGAATTGGCCAAAGGCTAATCCAAATTTGGGAATTAGTACCAGCTTCGAGAAGATACGACCTAACTTCTTGAAAGCTAAAGAGCAACCAGCCGCCCAAAACGAGTTTCTTCGAAAACATCTAAACGTCTGGACAGCTTCTGATACTGCGATGCTGCCCGCTGGTGCCTGGGAGAAGTGCTGTATTGAGGGTGAACATGCAAATGCATCCAAACTCCTTGCTGAGGCACTAGATCGGCTCAAGGGTCGCAAATGCTTTGGCGGCTTGGACGTTGCTGAATGTGAGGATCTCGTTGCATATGCGTTGATTTTTCCACCATGCGATACAATTGTTATGCCAGATTGTCCGGCTGGCAACGTGCACGTAGAGGTAGGACCGAAGGGAAACAGAGCCGTCAAATGCTTGCCGCAAGCAAACGTGCAAAGCATGATTACACTGAATCCGACCAGTTGGGGCGATTACACTGAAAAGATTCCGGCTGGTCACACGATGAATCAGATTCAGGATAAGGATGACAAGTGGCGCATTCTTATCTGGTATTGGATCCCTGCCGCATTTGTTACCCAACGGGCAAAGACAAACCGGGCGCCTTATGATGCCTGGGTCCGTGCTGGCTTCATCACCAAGACGCCAGGCAATGCGGTCGATCAGGAGGCAATCCGCAATCAGATTCTGAAGACGCATCAGATGTTTCGGCTCGGCGAGGTTGGCTATGATCCGTGGGGTGCTGAGTGGCTCGGAACGAAGCTGATACAAGACGGCATTAAGATGATCAAGCTGCCACAACGTTTCGAGCATTTAAGCCTGCCGACGAAATCTATTTGTGCGTATGTGAATTCAAAGACCGTTGAGCATTACGCCAATCCAGTGCTGCGGTGGAATGTCTCAAACGTTCAGTTGCTGCTTGATTCGAATGGCAACCAGCGGCCTGATAAAGGCAAGAGCAAGAATAAGATTGACGGCTTCGTTGCAGTCGTGATGGCGGTCAACCGCGCTTTGGCAAACCCTCTAGTCAAGGGAGCGGACGACGCAAGCCGCTTCAAGATACGCATGATCTAAGGAGGATCCCATGCCATATCTCGGACAAGTAAGAGTGCTTGGATCGCCACGAGCAGGAGATCCAAATCCTTTCATTGGAACGATTACTGTAGTTGGCTCTGCACCGGCTGGAGATCCTGATCCTTATTTAGGCAGCATCGTTGTCGGTGCTCCTGGGCCAAACAATACGAATCCTTCTCTTGGGCAGGTGCGCGAAGTGGCTGGTCCACCTGCAGGCGTGGCAGATCCGTATCTGGGCCAGATGCAAGGGGCTTAAGTCGTAACAGTTTAGGGATTGATCATGGCGAATTTCCTCAACAAGGCGTTGGGGCGATTCGGGCTCGAGGTAAGAGGTAGCAACAGACCGATTGAGCGCAGAAGCTCACTCGAGAATCCGCAGACACCTCTTTCGTATCCTGCCGAATGGCTCCTGGATATTTTCAACGGCGGTCGCACTGACTCCGGACTTCGCGTCTCGGAGATGACAGCATTGCAGGTGACCACTGTTATTCAGTGCGTCAATATCATCTCCAACGGCTTTGCATCCCATCCGCTAAACGTCTATCAGCGCTTGCTTGAGGATGGCCGCACTGGTAAGAAAATTGCTTTCAATCATCAGCTTTATTTTCCACTACACTCTGAGCCAAATGACGAAATGACATCTGCAACGTGGCGCAAGACATTTGCGTGCCACTTCCTTTTGTGGGGCAATGCTTATTCCGAGATTCAACGTGATGGTGGCAATCGCATTGTCGCAATTTGGCCACGTAATCCTGCGCGCACACGCCCAGTGCGTTTGACTGCGCCGATCACGATTGAAGGTACTACCTATCCACCTGGCACGCTGATGTATGAAACCTACGAGGCGCTAAACAATAGTGTCATCGTAGAAAATGACAATGCTAATCAAGGGTATGGCTATCGGCGCTTGGTACTTGCCGAAGACATGATTCATGTTCCTGGGCTTTCGCTGGATGGACGCTTGGGTCAGGATGTTGTTATTCTTGGCCGGCAAGCGATCGGCCTTTCACTTGCGACAGAGAAGTATGGCGCCAAGTTTTTCGGCAATGGTGCTATCCCACAAGGCATTCTTGGCATTCCAAGTGATATGACCGATATTCAATGGGAAGTGCTTCGCAGGTCGTGGGCCGAGGCACACGGTGGAGAGAATACACACAAGACTGGCGTGCTGCCGCCAGGTGTGACCTACACAAAGACAGGAGCCACACCAGAGGAAGGCCAGATGCTGGAAACACGGCAGCATCAACGTCTTGAGGTTGCATCGCTTTTCAATGTTCCGGGTCACATGGTTGGCGTGCAGGGTGATGATGCTGGGAAATCATCTGTTGAACAAAGTGCAATTGAATTCTTATTGTTTTGCTTGAATCCCTGGAACATCGCATTCGAGCAGGAGCTAGAGCGTAAGCTTTTCCCGAAGGTTGGTCAAGCTGCAAACAAATTTTTTGCAGGCATTGATACCCGGAAGTTGATGTATCCAGACGCTGCTTCGCGGTCTGCCTTCTATGGCTCTGGCAAGCAGTGGGGCTATCTGAATACCAATGATATCCACGAGCTCGAAGGCATGAATCCCATCGAGGACGGCAGCGGTGATGTTTATTGGATGCCAACCAATATGCAAGACGCCAAAGCGGCATCAGCACATTCACAAGCTGTACAGGACGGACTTGATGACGGCACATTGGCTGCAGTGCCCGCCAACACGAAGCCGATTGGCAACCATCCAGCAGTGAAAGATCAACAAAAAGCTGCGGCACTCGATCGGAAAGCTAAAGCCGATCAGGCTACGCAACAAGCAAAGGTCTCGATCGCTCAAGCGAAAGCCCAGGCCACCGCGGGTGGCCAGGCTAACCAGCCAGGACAGCCTGCAGCAAAACCGGCTGGCAAGAAAGTCGCTGCAAAAGCAAGGCGAGCAATGATTACGAAAGCATTTGAACGGATATATCGCGACGCAGTTGGCCGCGCAAGCTTCCGTAAGAAACCGACCGAGGCTGACTATGAAGCTATCTTCGGACCCATCATTACGGCAATCGCAGAACTGATGCATGAAGAAGAATTGGACTGCACACAGTTCATTCGATCTTATTCAACAGACCTATTTGCAAAACGTGCTACAGGCTGGGGTGAGAATCTTGACATCATTGCAGCAGAAGAGCGCGATCGTCTAATCCAATTTCTGGAGCAGGCCTAATGAGAGCTCTCGAATTCAAACCGATAGAAAAGCGAGATGCTGCCGATCTACTTTCTACAGACGAGATCTTTGGCCACAAAGCCAAGTCGCTAAGCTCGAAGGTTACATATGAGGCAGCGAAGCAAATGGCATCAGGCACAGGTACGCTTGCCCTTGTTGTGATCGATGACTTGCGTCCAACACAGCCTTGGGTCCAGCAAGATAAGATTGATGCATATTGCGAGAACTGGAATGTGGCTGGCCAAAAGATGCTTGAGATCATCCTCAATTCGATGACCGGTAAGCTCTACGTCTGGGGTGGCCATCATCATGTTGCTGCTTGCCACCAGCTACAGCAAAAGACCATGCAGGCTGTCGTCTACACAGCGCACACCGCTCACATGTTTGATGACTTCGATGATTTTGAGAATGCGAATGATGCTGACGAAGACGCCAATAAACCTGGGGACTAATTAGGCGGCATTTGAATGCCGCCTCTCTTTTCGTTTAAGTGTAAACCCGTAACATCAAATCAAAGTATTGTTGGAGTCAATTATGTCTAACGCGGAACTGCGTTATCTTTCCTCGACAGAAGTGCGTGCGACTGGCGATACCACAAACCCTCTTCGTATAGAGGGGCACGCTGCTGTATTCAATCAACTTGCTTCTCTACCGGGTTTCAAAGAACGCATGTTGCCTGGAGCGTTCAAACGTTCCATTAGTGAAAAACAGGACGTGGTGGCTCTTTTCAACCACAATCCATCGATGCCACTTGGGCGTGTGTCCGCGGGGACTTTGAAGCTGAATGAAGATGCCACTGGCCTTCGGTTTGTTTGTGATATGTCTGACACGTCATACGCTCGCGATTTGTACGCCAATATTAAAGACGGCACAATTCGCGGTTGCTCTTTCGCGTTTAAGGTTCCCGAAGGTGGCCAGGCTTGGTCTGAAGCACGCGGTGAAGACGGTGAGTATTTTGTGCAGCGAGATATATCAGATGTCGATATGCAGGACGTCTCACCCGTAACCTTTCCGGTGTATTCAGGGACTGATATAGCTGCTCGGTCTTGCGCCGAGGTCCCTATGGAGCTCCGGATGGCTGTTGATGCAAAGAATTTTCGTACGATGACTGGCATTACCGTTCCAGAAGCGATTCCGGAAGCACAACGCGGCCAGTGGCTTGAGACTTTCAATGCCACTTACAAGCGCGCTCTGTCAAACGGTAAGGGCGACAAAAAAGCCACAAAGAAAGCTTTCAAGAAAGCAAACGCTGCTGTTGCCGAGCGGGCGGTTCCTTCTACCACAGAGAAGCGACCTTATTCGAGCGTGTCCGAGGTTCCAGATAGCGTCCCGAAAAAATCGCGCAAGCAGTGGATGGAAGTCTGGAATAGCGCATACAAGAAAGCTCTAGCAGATGGAAAGGCTGCCGCGGATGCCGAGTCGAGTGCATTTGCGCAGGCTAATGGCGTGATCAAAGATGCCGCACGTGCGGTTGTCGGTATTGATGATTACAGCATCGGGCCTCTCGACTGTCCTGAGACATGGTCTGCAGAAATGAAGCAAGTGTACTGTGATGCCTTTAATGCTGCGTACAAGAAAGCAGTTGAAGGTGGATTTGGATGGAAGCAAGCTCTTCCAAAAGCTATCTCCGGTGGTAACGTAGCTATCGCAGGCATGCTTGATCCTGGCAAGAATGGTGGAACGCCGACACCTACAAACATATCTTATGCTGATAGCGGCAAAACTGGCCGTGCAGCGATGAACAGATGTGAGAAGCGGTATGCCGAAGGCACTCTCGAGGATCAGCTGGACGACATTCGGCAGGCTCTGTTGAAGCAGTTTGGTTACAATACCAACGGGATATATGGTCCAGGCTGCTGCAAGTATTGGCTGGTTGAGACCTATCCTGATCGTGTGATTGTGCAGGACTCGTGTGTTGCTAACGAAGTTTATCTCTCGATTCCGTACACCTATAACGAGGGTGCGACTGAAGAAGCTGACGAGATCAAATTTGGAGAGTCGGCACCTGTTGCTAAGGTATACGTGCCAACCGAGCGCGGCAAGAAGCAAATCGTCGAGACTCGGGCAGCGAATCTGAAGATTTGGAGTGATGTGGACTATCAAGCAGCGGTTGCGAAGGTTGCAGAGACCTTCGATCCAGAAATTGTCCTGTAACACTCTCAAAAGTTTCGCACGTGAGTTGTATGCGTGCAGTCCTTGGCGCAAGGCGCGCACAAAGGGCAAGCAAAAGTAGTGCCACCTGATCTGTGTTAATAACTTCGCACAGCGCGTGGAGAAAGTGAGACTCCAATGAGCAAACTTAAAGAGCTCAAGGAACAGCGCGCCGCGGCTCATGCCAAGGCGGTTGAATTCCTGAAGGCCACCCCGCAGACGACCGAGACTCGGTCGGGCTACGATTCATTTATGAAAGAAGTTGACACTCTCGGCGTTGACATCAAAAACATCGAGCGTGCAGACGCCATTGAAGCCGAAATTCGGGCCTCAAATCCTGGCGGAACTACTCCAATCGTTCCTAGCACCGAAAAGCGCGAAGTCAAATTCGAAGATCGCGTTGCCGAATACCGCAATGCCTTCGTCGAAGTACTCCGGCGCGGTCAGATGCCTGAGAATGGTGGATGGGGCCACCGCAATGCCAAGGTTATGGAAGCCCTTCAACGCGGCATTGATTACGAAAAGGGCATCGTTGAAAAACGAGACGAGAACGAAGGCGTACCGATCACGAATCACATCGGCACGTATTCAGGCTTGGGCTTCTTCGTTCCGACTGGCTTCGTCAACGCCATCGAACAAGCCACCAAGTATTTTGCTCCTCTCTTGGATGGCTCTGTCATTACGGTGATGGACACCGCTACCGGACAGCCTCTGCCTTACCCGACCAGCAACGACACGACGCAAGTCGCGACGCTGATCGGCGAGTCGACGCAAGTTGCTGAGCAAGACGCGACGGCCAGTCAGATCATATTTGGCGCCTGGAAGATGACGTCAGGTGTGGTTCGCTGCTCGTTGGAATTGCTGCAGGACAGTGCGTTCGATCTCGAAGCGTGGCTGACTGCGCGGTTTGCAGAACGTTGGGGCCGTGGTTTGGAAGCTCAGTTGACCACTGGCGCCGGCACGTCCGGACCGACTGGAATCATAACGGCCACCTTGGCCTCCGGTGCAACACCGATCATCGCTGCCGGCTCTTCGGAGTCGACTGGCGGTGCGCAGACCGGTGTGAATAGTATCGGTTATTCCGATCTCGTCAACCTCGAACACAGCGTTGACCCAACCTATCGTCGTGGAGCGAAGTATATGTTCCATGACCAAACGTTGTCAGCCCTGAAGAAGATCATTGACAAGTACGGCCGCCCTCTTTGGGTGCCCGGCATCTCTGTCAAGGAAGCCGATACGATCAACGGCTATCCTTACGTGATCAATCAGGCTATGGATCAGATCGGCGCCAGCAAGAACACGATCGTGTTCGGCGATCTCAAGAAATTCACCGCCCGTCGGGTCAAGGACCTGGCTGTGATGAAACTGATTGAGCGCTATGCTGACTTCGGTCAGGTCGGCTTCGTGAGCTTTGCGAGGATTGATTCGCAGCTCCTGGACGCGGGTACGCACCCGGTCAACATCCTGCAGCAACACTCCTAAAGGAGTGCTGCTCAACTTTGAACGGGGGCTCGCAAGAGCCCTCGTTCTATTTCTTCGTGAGGAAACCAATGGCAAACGGATGGATGCGAGTAAGGATTCGTGCGACTGGTCAGGTGATCGACATGTTGCCCAAAGCTGCTGACGCAAAGATTGCGGCCGGCACTGCTGAGCGAGTCGAGGAAGAGCCTGAGACCAGGATGTTTGGTGCGCTGCAAAATGCAGCGCGTAAGGTTGCCCGAGCCGCAGGCGTTTAATAGCCGCGGCCTCTGTTGGAGAGTAGGCCATGGCTGGTTTGAAGGTTGAATTTCCCGCCGCATTAGATCCCGTCACTCTGGCGGATGCTAAGACCTTTCTCCGCGTGGACAACATCACAGATGACGACAACCTCATCTCCGGGCTGATCAGTGCAGCCACGATTCTCTGTGAGGGTTATTGCCGCCGCAGCTTCATCTCAAAGGGTTTCTTGCAGACTCTTGATTCGTTTCCATACTTTACGGACACGATGTTGAGTCAGATGGCTTATCCGCCGAGCTACTATGCTCTGCCGCGGTACAGCACGACTCTGTGGAATTACTCACAGATGATCAAGCTTTTCAGGCCACCGCTGATTAGCGTCGATCGTATCACCTACATAGCGACTTCAGATCGAATGTATCACGACCTTGTGCCTCAGCCGTCTTTATGGTATCCGCAGACTGTTTTTAATAACGGTCAGCAGGTTGTCGATGGCAATGGCAATATACAAACTCTTTACGCACCGAATCCAAGTCTAGCGAGTGGTAAATCCGGCGCCAATCCGCCTGGCATTACAGCGTTCCCAGGTCCAAATGGGAGCCTTTGGAATCCACAGTTGGGTGGCTTTACGATTGAGGTTGCTCCCGCGACTGCAGTGTGGAGGAATGATGGTCCCGCTCCGACTGGTGAGTTCGGTGCTTTCATTATGGACACAGTTTCGGAGCCAGCACGCATTTTCCCTGGCATCAATCCTGTAGGTCCATCGGCCGGTTTCTGGCCTTCAGTCCTGTATGTGCCGAATGCAGTCCAGATCCACTTCACAGCGGGCTTTGGACCTAATCCTTCAGATGTGCCGCAAAACATTCGGACAGCAATCATGCAGCTTGTGACCGACTGCTATGAAAATCGCGAGCCGATGAAGGACGATGAAGACCAACTTCCTCGTCATGTTCGTCAACTACTTTCATACTCCAGAGTACTGGATCTGGCAGCTACGCGAGGATAAGATGGCTGACTTCCACGCGCAGCCGCGTGCATCGCTGCCTACAACCGGGCCGATCGGTGATGTTTTCTTTGCAACCGATACACGTGAATTATTTATTGCAATTGGCACAGGTGGCTTGGTGCTTCTGGATCAGTTGCTCAAGGGAAATCCAATTTCTATCGGACCGCAAGGTCCGACGGGTGCACCAGGGCCACAAGGACCAACTGGACCGCAAGGTATTCAAGGGCCACAAGGTCCGATCGGATCGACTGGGCCGCCAGGGCCGCAGGGTCCGCTAGGACTTCCAGGTGCGAAAGGCTCGCAAGGCGATCAAGGTATTCTGGGTCCACCTGGATCACCGAATGTGATTTACGTGATACCGCCGGCAGACTCGATGCCGGGACCATTGAAGGATTTCTTTATGGGAACTTTGTTTCCGGCAGTTTCATTTGCCCCTGTTGTTGCATCGGCATCCGGTGTGACGCAAGTTGTGGCTGCTGTTGTTGGTAGGAAGATCCGCGTCACAGGTGTAACACTGTCTGTAAGTAATGATGTCAATTTGAAATGGCAGAGCTCAGTTGTCGGGGACCTGACAGGTCTGATTTATGCATCAAAGCAAGGTGGTTTTGTCAGGCCATATAGTCCGGTCGGCCACTTTGAAACGGCCCAAGGTGAAGCACTAATGCTCAATCTATCAGGTGCAATAGCAGTCGGCGGAGATCTGTCTTACATTTTGGTGTAACCATGCCAATCGATAAGTTTAATTTTAGTGATGCTGTTGCAGTCTTCACTGGCAAGAAGCGCGCCGTGGAAGATAGCTTTCGCATGTGGTCTGACGTTGAGATCACTGTTCGCGACAAGTTCGGCAATATCAAATCACATTCGCTTCAAAAGAATCTGCGTACCAATGGTGGCGCCGATTTTTGGAATCAACAGCTCTTTGGTGTAAGTGGTATTGCTGGGCAAACAGCTACTGCAGGTTATATGGCACTGACAACGGATGTCACTGCACCTGCTGCCAGTGACACAACACTTGCCAGCGAAGAAACTACAAATGGTCTCGCACGAACAACTCAGCTGACACCGACGCACTCTGCGGGGCAAACATCATCTGTCTTTACCAAGACATTTACATACACAGGTGGTGTTGCGAAGGTGATTGCGAAGGTCGGTCTATTTACTGCGGTATCTGCCGGCACGTTGATTTTAGAGACACTGCTTGCTGCAACTGCGACTGTGAATCAAAATGGTGACACGATCACCATCACTTGGACGATTAACTACTAAAGAGGCTTTATGGCAGAGATTCAGGTACAGAATCCGCCTGCCGTTAATACGACGGCACAGATTGAAACTACGCTCGTCAATCCGGCAGACAGTCAAAGTGGCCTCGAGATCCGCCGTGAAAACGTCCAAGTGTTTATTTCGTCAGAGCGACGCCAAATTGAGGAAATGAATTCGATAACATTATCTGACCTAACGGACTTATCAATGTGCCACAGGCATACTGAAAGATATTCACCAACAGATCGGCGCGGAGGGACCGGCCGAGGGAGCTCAAGATGATATTTGAAGGAACATATCGGCGCTTTATAGCCGTCAAGGGCGGCAAAGCGCAAATCGATGCAAGAATTACACATCAAGAATCTCTAGCAACGGCAGTTGTTGAGCCACCTGGTTTTGAGATGACCCGGGCAGGTCGTCGCTTCTTTTTGGCGTATAATGGCACCGCGCCAACAGGTATTGCGCCAGTTCAGGCGTTACCAACCACTGCTGCACAATGGGTAATCTGGAATGCCGATCCCACAAAGACATATTTCTTCAAAGCATTGGGAGCATTTCCATTATCAGGAACGCCCGGCGTTGGCGGTCAATTGCTTGCCGCACTGTTTACTGCACCTGCTCAAATCGGTGCCAACGCAACTGGCATTGTTGTTGGTAGTGGATCAAACAGTGCGATTGCAAGCAAAGCTATTGTTAAATCGGCTGTTGTGCTTACCGGGCCGGCCGCTGGCCTTTGGTTTTCGATAGCAGAGAATCCATCGCCTAACGTTGGAGCCTTTCCGGGCTCTGGCTTGATAGTCAATCGCACAATTGAAGGCCGAATCGCGGTGCCTCCAGGGCAAGGGCTTGGTCTCACAGTGTTAGCACTCGCTGGTACCACGCCTTTATTTGGACCACTCGCTGAGTGGATCGAGCAAGAAACCGATATGGAGTAATCGTGTTAATCGCCATCCTCGGGCAGACAAGCAGATGGCAAAACACCGCTGCCCGAGTGACGGCGACTGATATGCTTGCATGTACAGATACAGTTGCAAGCAACGTTGCGCTGTCACGTGCCCCTATCGATATGCTGGCATTTAGTGACTCTGCCATTGGAAACGTTAGTTTACCAAGAGCGATATCTGATACGGTTGTCCCTTCGGATTCAGTTGCACGTCAAGTTGCGTTACCGCGGGCTCCAAGCGACGCACTTATATTTAGTGATTCTGCTGCAAAGACAATAGCACTGGGGCGGGTAGCAACGGATAACTTAGCATTTAGTGATTCGCTGACACGAACTGTTGCATTGCCGCGGGCTATTAACGACACCTTTTCATTTTCGGATGCAGTTACACGCTTAGCGGCCCTGTCACGAACCTTAACAGATACGGTCACATTTTCAGAGTCACTTACTCGGCTACTCAGCTTGGCACGTAGCATAAGTGATTCGGTGCCGTTTAGTGAGAATCTTTCTCGCACTGCTGCTTTACAAAGGCCGATCAACGATGCATTTCCGTTTAGTGATGCGGCAAACGGTGTTAACGGAAGTGGATTCATTGCTCATTTGCACATGTTGATGGGGATGGGTAAATAAATGGCACGGAAGATACCACAAAACATCGAAGCAGGTGAGCTTCGCCACCGGATTCAGCTCGTGGCTCCAACAGGCGTGCAAGATTCTGGTGGCAGCATTCCTTACGGTCCAAGCAACTTCACAATCGTTTGGACCTGCTATGCCTCAATCGAGGCATATCTTGGCGGTTCGGTTTTGGCAGCGCAAGAGTTCATGCAAACCAGCACGCATTGGATCACGATGCGGCATCCACACGGCCGCATCAACGTTACAACACAGATGCAGGTCTGGTGGAATGGCCGGACGTGGCAGATCAACAATGTGATCAATCCGACAGAGCAGAATAAGATGCTCGTCTTGGTCTGTACGGAGATCAATCAGAGTCAACAACAGCCGGCAACACCGGTGGCACCGTAATGGCAGGCGAAGATTTCTCGATCGATCTGAAGGGCTGGAAGGAGCTAGACCAGCAACTTTCACAGCTCGATGAAGCTGTGCAGAAGGACGGCGCCAAAGCTGCGTTGCGCGCTGGTGGTCATGTCATACTTGAAGGTGTCATTGAGAATGCGCCGGAGCGGACCGGCTTTATGAAGAAACACTTCAGTATGCGGCTGAAGATGATTCGGAATAAGTTTGCAGGTTCGGTCTTCATTGGGCCGCAAGGTAACATCGATTATCCAGACTCGAGTGGTGGTTATCGGATGAAAACGAATCGGAAGGGTCGGACGTTTAAGGTTGGCCGCGTAGCCGTAGCAGCCGTGGTCCGCTTCTTTGAGCTGGGCACGCACAAGATGGGCAAGCGACCATTTATGACTGCGGCGGCACACTCGAAAGGCGATGCAGCAATTGATGCAGTAATTAACTCACTGAAGCAAACGATCCAACGGTTTACTGGGTCTGCGAGTAAAACTGCCTAACCGTAACATCTAAATAAGTATGTTAAGGAGCTCGTTTTAGATGATCCAGGAAGGCCTAGTTTCGTTGCTTGCGTCAACTGTTGGGATCACCGGGTTGATTGGCACACCAGCAACACGTGTCGATAAGACTGACGGTGTATTTGGTGTACTGGCCCTGACGAATGCAATGCTGCCTTACATCGTTTTGACGCGCGTGAGTGGCCGGCCAGTTATGAGTTTTGCTGGTGCAAATAAATTGCACGATGCTCTTTTTCGTTTCACGGTTTATGCCGGAGGCTACACGGCAGCATTCAAGATGGCAGAGCAGATTAAGCTCTTGTTTGCTAGCTTCACCGGTGCGTTGCCTGGCCCTGGTGCCGTCGTAGTCGGTCACATCGAGCAGCAGAATGAGATCGATGACATGGAGCCGATTCCGCATGGGACGATTTATGCGATCCACATGGACTTCAAGTTCATATATGTGGACAACAATGGAGCATAAACAGGTAATTAACTGTAACAGTTTCTTGTAGTTGCAGTAGAAGCAAATGCCAACTAGCTCGTGGAGGATTTATCATGGCTTATACACAATCTCAAGCTTTTTCGCCTCGCGGTACCCAACTGCTCTATCAACAGTTTGCTTCTGTTGGTTATCAATTGCTCGCTGAGATCAAGCAAGCGGACTTCAGTGGTCAGAAGCTCGATCTTGCTGATACTACGAACTTCCAATCAGGCCAGTTCAAAGAATGGCTGGCAACCCTGCTTGACTCGGGGGAATTGAACTTCAAGGGCAACTTTATCCCGAGTGATGCGTCGCAAGCCGCGGTGTTGAGTTTCTTCAATAACGCGAGCAATATCGCATATAAGGTGGTACTTCCGACCAATCCGGCAACGAGCTTGCCATATGGTCACTTCACCTTCAATGCGTTTGTGTCGACGTATGAGTGGGGCCTGCCGATCGATAAGGAAGCTACGATCACGGGCAAGCTGAAAATCACAGGCGCAATCACGTTTGTCGCTGGCTCTTAATCACGACAGATTGAGTGCTGCTTGAATTCAATATGCCAAGCGTGTATCCAAAAGGAGAAAGCAAAATGCCACAAACATTGAGTGCATTATTGGTTGACACAATACCGTTGACCTTAGCAGTGAATGAAGGAGAATCAACCGAAATTAAATTGGAGCTGAAGCTGGCTTGGACGATGCGGGCTGTTATGCTGATTGAAGCCAAGTGTCGTGAGTTTGGCATCTATGGAATCAACATCCTTCAGGATCCATCTGGTTACTGGGATCGGATGGACTGCTCATTGCTTGCAATCTCTGTTTGGTCACTCGCGCAGCAGGAGCAAGGTAAGCTTTACGGCGATGCCAAAGGCTTTGAAACCATTGCATCATTCCTAATTATGGAGACAATGCCAAATGCCTTCGTTGCTGTCAAAAAGGCGTTTCTTGCATCTCTGTCTGATAAGCGGCGTAAGGAGATCGAAGATGCCGAGAAAGCCAGTAAGAAGCCGGCCGAGGACCCAAAAGCTCCGCCGAGCCAGGAATAACACTGCTCGATATTTGGGCACTGGCTCGGTATGACCTCAGACTCACGGATGAAGAGTTTGGCAACTGCTCCTACGCGATGTTTGAAGCGTTAATGAACCGGATGAAGGAAGGTACAAAGAAAGCCTTCATTCGTGCGGCGATGATCACAGCAGCCACAATCAATTACAGTGCATGCCATCCGGAGCAGCCTGTGAAGGTCATGGATCTAGTACCAGGAGAGGCACAATCACGAAATCTCGATGAGATGCAACCGAATGAAGCTGCAGCACAATTGATGTCGACGTTTGGCAAGAAAACGATCACGTATCATTAAGGTGCATTATGGCACTAACGTCACTGCTGATTGAATTGGGTTTGAATAATGCTGGCTTTCACGACGGAATTAACAAGTCGAAAGCCTCGTTGGGTGAATTCAGCAATGCAGTCAAAAAGAGTGGTGAGCACGCAAACTACTCCATGATGGAAGCTCGTCATAGCGTGATGTTGTTGGGTGAAGAATTTGGCGTTAGGATGCCGCGGGCAGTATCAACAATGATCGCCTCTATCGGTCCTGTTGGAAGCATTATGGCTGCCGCATTTCCGATTCTTGGTGCTATTGCTTTGGTCGAGGTTATCAAGAAAGCTGTTGAACACTTCAAGAAGGCGGAGGAAGCAGCAAATAAGTTTGCCGCAGAAGAACAGAGTGTTCAGAATGCAGCCGCGCTTGCGAAAGATTCACTTGAGCTTGAGAATCTAAAGCTTGATGACCAGATTGCAAAGCTCCAACACGGTGCCGCACATAATGCACTCGCTGAACAGGTGCTAGAGGTTAGCAAAAAGGCCGGTGAGTTGGCGGCTGCTCTCGACAAAGACAACGAGAAGATCAACAAACTTCTTGAAGGGACCTCTTTTATTGCCAAATTGAAGGAATGGGGTCTTCTCATTACTGATTTCACTGGAAAATTCAAGGATAACTATAATCAAGTCGATGTGGCACTTGAAAAAGCCAGTGCCTCTATGCACGTGCTTGCTGGTGCAGAAGCTGAGATGGACAACGCGCCTTCTATTGCTGCGAAGCAGACGGCCACAAAGGCATATGCGCAGGCACTTCTTGATTCTCAACGCGTCCTCGTGCAAACAATCAACAGCCTGCGAACCTACGGTGGGGAAAACGACGCAAACAAAGAAAAGATAAATGCGCTGACGATGGAGGTCGCAAATGAAGCCAAGACGTATCGGGAACTAGAAGGCGCGATGGCTGCTGCTGCAAAGCAGGCAAGGATTAAGGACCTGACAGAAAATCCAGGCATGGATCCTGGCAAGCAGATCCTAGATGCGATGAAAGCTCAAGCAGCTTATCAGAAGATTATGGATGCCGATGCCTTAGCTACTACGCAGTTCGAGCAAGCATTGAATCATTTGGGGAGCGTCGAGATCAAGGGCACAATGGACATGACGCATTACAATAAGGAGATCGAGCTCCTTAATAAGATTGAGACACAGAGCCTGGGGACAATGGGTGCTTATGCCGAAGCCATTAATATGATTAATGATTTGAAACGGCGAGGACTAATCACGACACAGGCAGAGATCCAGGCCGCAGATGCTTATCTCGCCAAGCTCAAAGAAGAAAGCGGCCTTGTGAAAGAAAAGACTGATGAATGGAAGGGAATGAAGGACGAGGTGCTGAAAGTCACCGGTTCAATTAGTGATTCGATTGCTACAATGGTTGCTACAGGCAAAGGCAACTTCAAAGAGCTGTTTGCCAGCCTAGAACAAGAGATTTTGAAGACATTGATGTCAAAAGCACTCAATGATTTGTTTTCGAAATTGATGAATATGGGATCAGATTCGGGTGGCTCAAGTTCAAGCAGCGGAGGTTTGGGTGGCTTCACTAAGTTTCTTGGTGGTCTTTTCGGCGGAGGCAAGGCCGCTGGTGGACCTGTATCACCAGGCGTCGGCTATCTAGTAGGTGAGAAGGGTCCTGAGGCTTTTATGCCAACGGTATCAGGCACAATCGTCCCCAACTCCTATACTGCGCCCACAAGCGCAATCAATGTGCCACCTGTTAATGTGCACGTATATGGAGCAAGTGATCCGGACACCTTCCGGAAGGCTAGTCCGCAAATTGCAGCGAGTATGTTCGGGTCGTTGCGCGCGGCCGCAGCCCGCAACTTGGCAGGTGCATAAATGTCACTCTTTGAAGTAGAATTTCCTCGAAAAATTGGTTTCGCATCTTCAGGCGGCGGGACTGTGCCAGCTGGTGGACCCAGCTGGAGCACCATCGTCAACATGGGCTTCTCTGGCAGTGAGCAACGCAACAGAAATTGGGGAAGTGTGCGTGCGAAGTATCAATTGGATCTTGTAGCACAACCACTTGCGGCCTATTTGCCTGTGCTTAATTTCTTCTATGCGGTTGGCGGTAAGGCAGATGCATTTAGATTCTATGATGCGGTCGACAATGCAGCGACAGGGCAGCCTCTTCAGAATACTGTCACGCTAGGCTCGACAGGTGATGGCACCACAACAGTCTTTCAGTTAACGAAGACCTACAAGATTGGCTCTGGCGCCGCGGCACGAACATACACCCGGCTCATTAGCAAGCCGATAATGAGCGCGCAGACCAATGGTGGGATCCCGATCACGAACTTTGCAGGCACGCAGTTCACGAATACGATCAATGTGTACATCAATGGCGTGCTGAAGATACTCAACACAGATTATACACTTGATGCTACGACCGGTTTGATAACCTTCACAGTGGCACCAGGTAATGGCCTTGCAGTCACAGCAGACTTCCAGTTTCATGTACCCGTACGCTTCGATAGTGATGACTGGCCAGCGCAGATCACCGAGTCGAACGTTGCAGGTGGCAACACCTTAATCACGGTTGTAGGCATCCAGCTTGTCGAGGTCAAGATCCTGGCCGGTCAATCACAAGGATAACCATGAAATCAGTTTCGGCCAACCTGCAGACTCATTTCGGTCAATCAACCACGACGCTCGCGGTATTGTGGAAGTTGACGTTAGTGAACGGTACAGTCTTGGGATTCACAAGCTTCGATTCAAACATTGTATATCAAGGGATCACCTATCTAGCTTCATCGGGCTTCCTACCAAGTGCAAACGACAATAATTCAGATCTGTCAGTTGATAGTCTGCAGGTGGATGGCTTCCTGGATAACACTATCATCAAAGAAGTGGACATCCGCGGTGGTGTATACGATTTCACCCTTGTCGAACAGCATGTCGTTAATTGGGCAGATCTGACGATGGGCGATTGCTTTCTTCGCAAAGGGATCATCGGTAATATCACGATGCAGAATGGTGTTTTTGTCGCCGAAGTTCGTGGCCTGACACAATATCTCTCGACATATATAGGCGTTATGTATGGTCCGCTTTGTCGGGCTGAGCTTTACTCGACACCTGTAAATAAGATCAACCCCTTTAGCAAATACATTTGCTGGGTGAAGGAATCAGATTATCAACAAACGGGTGCTGTTGGAAATATCGGGCAAACGATCAACGATTTGTACCACCTAGCTGCTTCTGCTACAGTCGTGGTGCCCACTCGCGTGCAGATGAATAATCAGCCATACCAGCAAAATGGTCAGGGCGTTGCGATGCATATGGCATACAGCAGCAACGTCACAGCAGGTAATCTGCTTGTTGTAATGGCAACCGATACCGTTTCTGGATCGACGCCAGGTATCTTTGATACTATTGGTAATACATGGATTCAACTTTTTGATGATGTCACAGTGAATACGCTACATAACACTATATGGTATTGCTTCACCAAAGCAAGTGGCGCGAATACAGTGACCATTGTCACAGGCGCAGGCAATCCAATTGATGCTGGCTGGATTGCAGAATATAGCGGCGTAACGCGACTTGACGTTCATACTTTTGCAACTGGAACTACTTCTTCAATTGGGCCAAACTATAATTGGTCTTCAGGCAGCATTACACCGACACAAGGTGAAGTTCTGCTTTTGGGATTTGTTTTCACTGTGGGTCCTGGCATTGCGACCAACACTGGTATTTCTCCAATCCAAACCTTCAATGATGGCACGCACGGTGTGACCGCAGAAGTTTGTCAGTCAATTGTATCCTCACAGGCGGCTTATTCTGTAGCAGGGACGATTGGAAGCAGCCTAGGCCCTGGTGAAACTTGGTTTGCTTCGATCGTCTCTTTTGCTGGGCCGTACACCACTGCATTAACTCAGAAGGGCTCATCAACACCATCGGTGCCAGCTTCATCAGGTTGGTTTAATGATGGACTCATCACATTCACGAGCGGTGCAAATAGCGGCTTCAGTTTTGAGATTAAGTCATGGGATGGAATAACATTGACACTTTTCACTCCGTTGCCTTTCACGGTGTCAATTGGCGACACATTCAAGATCGAACCTGGCTGTGACAAGACGCCGACCTCAACTGGCTGCCTGAAGTTTCAGGGCTATAGCTCTGATGGTTTTCAGAACATTATTGCTGCCACGAACATTAAGAATTTTCGGGGTGAGCCTTTTATTCCTGGCACGGATTTACAACTCCAATATCCGGATGCAAAATAATGCCAACGCGAGCACAGATTGTAGCAACAGCACGCATGTTTCTTAATACACCCTTTTTGCATCAAGGGCGGTCGAAAGACCGCGGCATCGATTGCATTGGTTTACCAATTTGCGTTGGGATCGCCCTTGGTTACGGGCCTCGTATGGAGGCATTGGGGATGCCTGTTACGAAATGTAACTACAGTCAATTTCCACAAGATGATCAAGTGCTACAAGGCATGAAGCGAATGCTCAAAGAGATCTCAATTACAGCGGTCAAGCCAGGTGACATTCTTTGCTTGCAGCAGCCAATCTATACGCGCACCTTATCGAAACCCGTGCCGTGTCATGCAGCTATTGTGACGGACATTGGAATTATCCATGCATACTCTCCTAACCGTAAGGTCGTAGAACACATCTACGATCTTTATTGGCAAGGCATAACGGCCGCCGCATTTTTGTTTCCTGATGTGGAGGATTAAGTGGCAAAGATTGGATTAGCGCTTGTCGGTGGGGCTGTGGGCTTCCTTCTCGGTGGCCCAATAGGTGCTGAGATAGGCTTGACTATGGGTGGCTTAGTAGGCAGTATGCTCTTTCCTGGTAAACTGCCAAATGGTCCTCGGCTAAATGATCTCCAAGTATCTTCTGCAACGAATGGCGCACCAATTGCTTTTGGATATGGTACAGGTCGCGTTGCTGGCAACATGATCTGGACAAGCGGGATAACAGAGCATGCGACAACCACTGGAGGCGGCATCGGCGGAAAGGGCGGCCAGCCGAAGCAGACAACATACAATTACACAGGAAGCTTTGCTGTTGCATTTGGCGAGGGGCCTGGTAAAGTGGGAAGGATCTGGTTTGATTCAAAGATTGCCTATGATCCCAAGGACAACTATGTCCCTATTTTGTTTGCGGTAATTGCTGGGAATATAGTTATCACAACGTCAGTTGCATTTCCTGTGCAAGTAGGAACACAAGTCACAATTGCTGGAACAGGAACAGGTGGTGGTCAGACTGTCAACATTGATCAGGTAACAAATGTTGTTGCTGTCATCTCGCCGCATCAATTTGCTGTTCGAGATCAATTAGGCATCGGCTTTGGTGCTTCGACAGGTGGTACTGTTGGAATAACGTCATCTGGCGGCCAACAAATCACGAAACTGAGCATGGTTGGCGATCTTGTAACTGCCAAATCTAATCTCAATCCGGACCCTGGCACACAAGTTTTGATTATTGATATCCCCGCAAGTCTGCATGGCAACGCATATGCTGGCTACTTCGCAGTCGTGAGTAGCACGGCAGATCATTTTACCTATTACAATCCACCCAACACTTTGTTCACGATTGGAGATGATTCAGGCACTGTGTTTTGTGGCTGGGCTGTACCTGCCCAACCGCAGTATGCCCCGCCAACAATTTACACTGGTACGGAGCTTCAAGATGCGGATCCAACAATTCAGGCAGCCGAAGGTGCTGCGAATACGCCTGCATTCCGACCCTTGATTTATTGTGTCTGGAATAATATGCCTCTTGCAAACTTTGGGAATCGGTTCCCTAATGTTCGTGCAGAGATCACCTTCTTAACAAATCCGCAAACAGTGCTCGGTATGGGTACACTTCAACAGACGCCATTCATACGCGGAGCTGATAATACGGAAGAGGTCTTTGGTTATACTCCGTACAATGCTGGCAACATGGTTTTCTTGGGCGTTACTACGCAGGCATTGAATCTGACTTCAAGCCGTTGGAATCATTTACTTGACGTTACTGAAAGCAGTGGTACATATGCACTTGCGATCGCGAGCTTGGCAAGTGCTGCAACAATTTCTGACGATCTAGGTCCAGCGGGCATTCGATGGACTGCAAACATTCTTGCATTCGCTGGCTCGGGCGGATCACTTACGGTGCCGATCACGAATGTTAGCATCGTGAATAACGTAGTAACCTGCAACACAGGTTCTTTCTGTTCTTTCGTCGTCGGAACTTTGATAAAGTTCACAGGTCTCGTGAATGCAACATTTCTTAACGGGACGTCAGCCACTGTGACTGCTGTTGACCCGCTTGGTAAATTCTTTAGCTTTGCACTTACGCACGCTCTTTATAACAATACTGATTCTGGCACAGCACTAAGTCAGGGTTACTATCAGTTTGCGAGTTTGAATCCAGCGGTATATCCACTAGTCAATACTAACATCACGCCGTTTGCGAATCCTGTTAAGGCAGGAAGCGTACTTATACTCGTGGCAATAAATAGTGACATCAACGCAAGTGGCACATGGTTTGGGCCAATCTCAGATACTCAAGGAAATGTCTGGGTAACAGCAGGTGATGGCGGCGTCGGTGCTACTTGCTCTTTGGCAACGACAACAACAAGTGCGGCTGGAGTTTACACTTTTTCATTTGGAATTATAGGTAATGGGATTGGAATTAGTCAAGCAACAAATGTCTTCCTTTTTGAATTTCCTGGTCTGCCCTCACCAGCAGCAAATAATAATCTTCAAGCAATGGTTGGCGACATCTGCCAGCGTGCAGGTCTAACGACTTCAGAGATCGATGTGTCCCAGCTTGGTAGCGTCACGGTGCCTGCTTCTTTGGGCTATATTGTTGGCCGGCCGTCGACTGCACAGGATTTGTTGCGGCCGCTTGCAGAGGCTTTCTTTTTTGATGGCTGTGAGACAAGTGGTGTCATTCGCTTTGTTTCACGCGGTGGTACACCTGTATCTTTAACGATTCCTGAAGTTGATCTTGGTCTTGTTAAGGATAATTTTAAGATTCAAGAGCATTTAGCTCAAATTCAGGACATGCCAGTTGAGATCAAAGTGATTTTCAATGATCCTGCACTTAACTACCAACAAAACTACCAATTGAAACGCCGTGCTTCCCGGCTTGTGGTGACTAGGAATCAAAACATCATTGAATTACCAATCACACTTGATGCGGCAACAGGACGACAAATTGCTGAAAGAATGCTGTATCTGCAGTATCTTGAGCGTAAGCCTTACACCTTCAATCTGTGGAAAGCGCTCTATATGCTGTTTGATCCGACAGATGTGATCAACTTCACATATGAAGGCAATCTTTATACTGCTCGTCTTGTAAAGACTGCTATTGGAGCCGACTACAAGATCGAAGCCCAAAGCGTGCAAGAGCTCCCGCCAATTCCTGCACAGTTCATAGCCGGAAATTCTCTGCCCGCGACGTCACCTTATACGTCGCAAGCGCCAGGCACAAGTGGCACAGGATCGACCGTAGCTCCACAGCACGTTGCGACGATACCCAACACTATCCTTTTCCTGCTGGACATTCCGTTGTTGCGTGATTCGGATATGAATCCTGCTGGCTCTGGATACTACGCTGCATTCAGCACTGGCGATATTGTGGATTGGACCGGCGTGTCGTTGCAAGAAAGCAGCGACAATAGTAGCTTCAATCAGGTGGATACTGATAGCGTCCCATGCTCCTACGGCGTGACTCTTGGTGGTTTTAATGCACCTCGATCGCCCTGGACTTGGGATTATGTAAACACGTTGACCGTGAGAATGCTACAAGGAACTCTTGCCGGTGACAGCCAGCTGAACGTGCTCAATGGAAACAATGCCTTGCTGGTTGGCAACGAAATCATTCAATTTATGAATGCCGTGCAAAATGTTGATGGATCTTACACTCTCAGCACACTGCTCAGGGGCCGCCGTGGCACCGAATTGGCATGCAATCAACATGGTGGTGGGGAGTCAGTGATCCTTCTTGCATCTGGTGGTATTAAGCGGGAGCAAAGCAGTCTGGCTGGCATTCAGGTGCTGAGATACTTCAAGCCAGTCACATATGGTGCCGATCCTACAACGATCGTGTCACAATCCTTCACTAATTCAGCGAATGATCTTCGGCCCTATGCGCCGTGCCACTTGGCCGGTATACGCGATGGAAGCAAGAATCTGACCATCACTTGGGTGCGACGCACGCGGATTGGTGGTGACTGGCTTGAGGGGATTGGTACGGTCCCCGTCAGTGAGCTCTCTGAGTCCTATGACGTAGAAATCTTGAATGGTAACACTGTGGTGCGGACGTTCTCTGCCTTGTCTTCACCTTTAGTTAGCTATACGGCCGCACAGCAGATCGCTGACTTCGGTATAGTACAAGCTAGCATCAAAATAAATGTCTACCAGAATTCCGGAATCATTGGCCGCGGCTTCAAAGCTACTGCCAATGTGTAACACCGCAGGGAGATAACATGAGTACACCAAATCTTGCGCTGATGCATATTGCTGCAGCCCAAACTCAAAAAGAGGTCACGGCCAATGGTGCATTTGATGGTCTCGATCTCGCTTTGACTAACATTGTCACTGAAAACATGGTGAGCTCGGCACTCATTTTGCCGGTTGCTGACGCAGTGTCAAATATGGTCTTTCACTTCACTGGCTTCTTCGCGGGCACAGGCATTGTAACTCTGCCATCATCCAAAAAGCTGTACATCGTTTCTAACCAGACCAGCGAGCCTCTTGTATTCCAAACAGCATTGCTTGGCCGGATTGCACTCGTGTCTGACAGTCAAGTGGTAAGCGTGCCTTTACTTGCCTATACGATCTTATATTGTGATGGTGTTAATGTCGACGTGATTGCCTCTAGCAGTAGCTCTTTGTCGGGTGGCTTCGGCGGCGACCTGCGAAAGACAGCAAGCACGTCCGCACAGGCAGGCGACGCTGGTCAGGTTATCACGTTTGATTCAAGCTCTGCATTGACATACACACTTTCAGCGATACCCTTTAGTGCGATATGGGCCGTGATTGTCAAGAATATCAACACAGGTGCCCTAACGATCGCTCGAAACGGTTTGAATATAGATGGCAAAGCACAAAATGTCGTCTTGTATCAAGGTGATTGCACACTCATCACGACAGACGGCATCAATTACTTTTCTGGGACGCCGCGGCCGCTTAGCGTGGGCGTGTTTGCACCTGGCGTAGGGACTAACAACCAAGTACTGCTTTATCTCAAGATGGATCGCCCTTGTATCTTTCCAACAAGTGCGCCAAACTCTTTTGCAGTTGCCAACACGGCTGCGACTGGCTCTACAACATATACATTCAAAAAGGGCGGTGTGTCTTTCGCAACGGTGGTCTTCTCCGTGTCAGGCACAACAGGTGTATGGACGCAAGCCTCGGATGCGTCTTTTGTAGCAGGAGATGTACTCGAGATTGACGGGCCAGCAACTGCTGATGCGACACTTGCGAACGTTGGCTTAACGCTACAAGGATATAGGTTCTAAAATGGCACAAGCGTTTGTTCAAATTCAAGGGACTATCGGAGGCGCTCAGCCTGGCACGAGCTTTACGTTTGCTTACAGTTCGAATAATATCGCCGGAAATCTTTTGGTGCTGTTCTTTATCGTGTATGGAAGCACGATTTCAAATGTAACTGACTCGCAAGGGAATAGCTGGGTGCAAGCAGGTAGTACGTTGACATTCGGCTCAACGAGGATATATGGCTACTATGTGAAGAATTGTAGAGCTGGCGCGAATACGATTACAGTCGCCATTGCAGCGAGTTCTTTTGTTGGAGGATTTGCAGAGGAGTATAGCGGACTTGATCTTTCGGGTCCGCTGATAGGCGCTAACACTGGAACTGGAACTGGAACGGCGATTAGTACCGGGAATGTAACGTCATCTGCCACAAATAATTTAGTAGTCGGTTTCGTCGGCAGCGGTACGAATAGCATGACCTTCACGGAAGGTGGTGGTTTTACTCGTCGCGGCTTCACCTCTGGTAACCAAGAAACCTCAGACGAGCTCAACCAAGTAGCTGCAACCTTTGCATACAGTGGCACTTATAGCATCTCAAATACTTGGGGTGCAATCTTGCTGGTGTTTCAAAGCCCAGCAGCCAGTAGCAGCCGTGGAGTACAAGTGATTATCATGGGATAGTGCTATGGCAGACAATCAAACTCTCGATCAACGTGTTTATGACATCGCTCAGTCGTGCGCGCGAATGGCTCAAGCTCAAGAAACTTTTGCAGCCACGCAAAAAGAGATGTACGACCGTCTTTTTGTTGATGGTATTCAGCTCAGCCTTCAAACCTCGATTGCGAGCAAGCTTGATAAAGATGCTTTCGATACCTTCAAAGAGAAAGCCACATGGCGTGCTGGCTACATTTCCGGTATCACAACGGGTGGCGTGTTTCTCTTGAAGATGGCTGCTACAAAGCTGGGTATTCATTGGCCTCAATTTTAGTCTTGACAAAGTTAACGATTTAGGAGAGGCTCATGCCCCCAGAAGCTGCCTATCTCAAGCGGATGTTTCGTTTGACGGTTGAGCAATGGCAAGCGATCTGGGACTTCCAGAAAGGCAAATGCGGTTGCTGCGGCAAAGCTCTCGACCCTGATGGCCCAATCTATACTGATCACAACCACGCGACGGGAGAAATTCGTGGCCTGCTTTGCTTCCGATGCAACAAATCATTCGGAGAAGATATTGACCTTGAATTTCTGCGCAATGCTTTAACCTACGCAGAGAATCCTCCGGCACGGCAAGCATTTGGCGGTCCACACTACGGGTTGCCTGGCCGTGTAAGCACATCGATGAAGCGCAGACATACTCTTGATAGGAAACGACGGCGAGCAGAGGGCTCAATCAATTTTGGGCCGCCGAAGATCGACGCCAAGTGCTCTGTAATGTCAACGTCGGGAGGGTAATAAAAATGAAAGTTTCTCTTTCGTGCTTTCTGAGTCTGCTTTCGTGCTTTCTGGCTCTGCCAATTTTAGCAGTTCAATCTCCGCGGGGCTCTGATGGCGATCTCTTCAAAGCGACCTTTGCTTTGTACGGCCATAAAGGTAAAGACGAGCGTTTCTTGTGTACGACATGGGCTTACCAGAAGATCGACGGTGGTTATGATCTGTTAAGTGCAGGCCACTGCGTTGCCGAATCGAGTGGTGCACAATCCTACTCTGTTGCTGAAGACATCGATGGCCTAGAGACGCCTGTCACTGTGATAAAGTACGAAATGGACAAGGACTTCGACTTTGCCATCTTTGAGCTGAAAACAGACAAGGAATATCCGTTACTGAAGCTCGGCTCTTCAGTGGATATAGCGATCGGCGACGCGATCATCAATCCGAACTTTTCCATGGGTGCTGCAAAACAACTCAGCCGCGGTTACGTTTCGTCCGGTCCGACAGCTAAAGGATTTTTCTCAGTGCCAGGACAATTCTTGGTCCAGGTGTTTGGTACAGGCGGCGCTTCTGGTTCCCCGATCATCCTGGCTAGCACCGATACGGTGATCGGACTGACGGTAGATCAATATAACGATCCAAACGGTCTGCCTGTCAATGTGGGCATTGGAGCGGAACCGATCGAGCGCTTTGCTGCCTTTCTTAATCATCCAGTGACACACAAGGTTATCGAGCCACCCATCGTTATCTCTGAATCTGATTTCAAACAATACTTTGGACCACAGCATCCATTCAAGCTGCAAGACAAGAGTGCAAATCCGACCTTCACGATTGCTGGCTATCAGTTCACAGTCAATACTTTAGGCTTTGGCCTTGAAGAGAAACATTATTACAAGGCAAGGGTCTACATCGATCGCTGGCTGAATGCTGGTTATCGTTTGACGAGCACGAAGAAAGACCACGCAAGTGTTGATGTCCAGATTAAGAAGGTCTAACGTGCTCAGGATCCTAGGCAAGATCGCCTTCGATCGCCTCTCATTTGTTGAGAAGCAGGCCAAGAATTGGGAAGTCTGGTGTTTTGATGCGAGCACTTGCAAACACTTCTGCAAGCTCTGCGGCTGGCCGTTGGATACGCTGGCTATCGAAGGTGCTATGCCTGGCACAATGTGTCTGTGTTGTAGTTCAATGATCGAAGTATTATCTTCACGAGCATATTGGGTGAACTTGATTTCCAACGAATCCAATCGCAGACGACAAATGGGACTTGACAATCTGAACGATTAGTTGTACGATCCCAAAATTCCTTCAAGAGGTAACAGTGAGTAACACCATTCCTGTCTCTCCGTCTGAATTGAGTAAGATTTCCAAGTACGTCATCGCACATGAAAAGCTCGTTGTTATCCTCCTGATTGCGGCGTCCGGCCTCTTCTTTACTTTCAAGGTCCTGGACTACATGGATCGTCGTGATATCCGACAGTCGGCGATCGATCACGAAAAGCTTACGACGTTGGTCCAGACTAACACAGCCGTCGCTGAAGCCAACCAGAAGGCCGCAGAGCAAGAAAGTCTTTTGAAGATCCAGATTGTGGCGTTGAATACCAAACTTGATGCATCCATTCAGGCACGTGACAATGCCGAGAAGCAGCAAGAGATTGCTGATCGTGCACTCCCGCTTCCTGACCTAGGCAATCGCTGGATCGCACTTGTGAATGTCCCTCCGGCCGCCATTGCGATGAGTGGCCAAGGTTTTACCGTCACAGGCCAGGCCGCTCAAGAGACTGTCGTGGCTCTCGAAAAGGTGCCGCAACTTCAAAGTGATCTGAAGGACCTAACATCAAAGTTTGCCAACCAAGCCACGGACCTTGCGGCCATTACGGACCTTAACACTGGCCTGCACAAGCAAATTGATGGTCTTGACGCGCAAATCATTCAAGCAAACAAGACTTGCGAAGATGACAAGAATTTGATTCGTGCAGACGCACGCAAGAGTAAGTTGCACTGGTTTATCGGTGGTATTATTGTCGGTTACATCGGCCGGATGTTGACTTCCCGCGGCGGATCATCTGGCTCAGTTTCGCCGACTGCTTTTGGCAACGTCAGCCTACCTCTCTAAACCTGGAGGATTCCAATGCCAACAATGCTTAAGCGTGTGTGTCCTGCCTGTAATAAAGAAAAGCTGTATGACGCTCGAAACAAAACTTGCGGATGCCAAGGACAAGGTCGCGGTATACTTCCTCCGACCTCAGAACCGCAGAAAGATACCACGACCGGCAGTAAGCGTACAATTTCCATTCCGAAGACGCGGATCCATACCCTAGAGCAACTTATCGAGGCATTCGAGATTGACACGACGGTCTGGCGGGTTAAGGAATTCACTGCTCGCAAATGGGATATGGGCTTCATTGCTGAACAGACCGCCACGATAACGAAACAGGATGATAAAACTTCTAAGACCAATAAGCAGTACATTGCCGATCATAAAGAGCTTTATGCTGTTTCCGCCATATTGACTCGTATATTTACAGAGGAGCAGAAGGATGACTTGGCTGGCGAAAACGCAAAGCTTCTTAAGCTCAACAAACGGCTTTCGATGTCCCTTGGGGCTGAGAAGCGCTATCGTGAAAAACTTCTGATCAGCACGGCTTCTTACGAGGAAGCCCTCCAGCAAATCCGCGATATCACGCAGCAGCTTGGTGCAGTCAATCTGACGACGACGCAGGTCAGCCATGCCAAGATGCCTGAATGGAAGCTGCCCATTAACGAAGGGCACACAGAGGACGCTGTATTCCTGATCAGTGACACACATTTTGGTGATGTGATCAGACCAGGAGATACCAGCGGATTTCCGGAATATGATCTGCCTGTTGCTGGCAATCGCTTTGGGTATGTGATCGAGAAGGCAAAGCAGATCCTCACGATGCACCGTGCAATGTATCCAATCAAGAAGCTTTATATCTGGTACGGCGGAGATATGGGCAATGGTGACCTTCACGATGCCCCGGTTAGCAATGCACTTTTCATTGGGCCGCAGGTCGACTTCACTTTTAAGATGTTGAAGTTTGGCCTTGACGATCTGCTGCAGTTGACGGTGCCTGACCCGATCACTGGTGTCCGCGTTGTGGAAGAGGTTGTACTGCTCTTCACTTGTGGAAATCACATGAGGGAATCGACATGCTTCAATATGCCGATGAAATATCAATCGCAACGTACTTTTGATTGGCTGATCTACCAGATGCTGATTGAGCGATTTAAGAATACGCCGCGCGTCACGATTCGTGAGGGGATGTCGCCATATATTTTCGAAGACATTCGCGGCCACCGTCATCTCTTCGCACACGGCATGCAGGTCGGATATAAGAATAGCCCCGACATGCAAGTTAAGAGCATGGATGCGTTTCTCAAGACAGTACGATCTTTATTTGATAGCCCAGAGTTTCGCCACAAAAATGGACTGCAAGGTGCAACATTTGCACGAGCATGTATCGGCGATATTCACGTGCCTGTGACCTTTCCGCGGCTGATCTCAAACGGATCACTCAACGGTCAGAATGAATTGGGCGTCAATTGGGGTTTAGAGCCGATCCCAGCCGGCCAGCAACTCTTCGGTGTGACGGAGAAGCATCTGCAGACCTTCCAGTACTTCATCAACTGCACGCATGTCCAGAAGGAAGCACGGGATTGGAATCCTTACGGTGAGTTTGCTGGTGAATACGAACGTCAGCACGGGAGGAAGTGATGCAAAATACCTTGGTCCTTTACACTCTTTCGAAGTATGACATCGATACAATAAATGCTCGCAGAACTAAAGTCGGTGACACGTCGAGCAATAATGTCAGCATCGGCGATATCTATCCGCTGCTGATCGTGAAGGTTTGGGACCACGAGTTTGGTGATGCACCGGGCATCAACGGTCAAGTCTTTCTCGATGGCCACGACACGTACTGGGTCACTTCTGTACCGGAAGAAGGCACAATGCCTTCAAACATCACATGTGATAACTGGCAGCCGGTCGGCAAGCACATGACTGGCACCTGGCATTATCCAAAAAGGAGTTAAAATGACTGGATGGTTGTATTGGATGGCAGTCCTCTTCTTTCAGAATATCAGCTTTACTTACGTGAGCCGGGCACGCGCGTCCGGCTCACTCTTACGCCACTTGAAGGCAAGCATCTTCTCAAACGGCATCTGGATCTTCAGCCAAATGCTTATGTTCGGTCCACTCTTCGCATACTTAAGTGGTAAGAGCGGTCACTATTATCAGGTTCTCGCCGGCATCCTCTATACAATCGCGACCGTGAGCGGATCCATCTTTGCCCATTATTGGGCCCTACGCACCGAGAAAGGCAAGACGGCCGTGGGCTTCAACAAGAAATATGCTCAGATCCCTGTTGATCAGTGGCAACGCATCCTGATCATGCTTGATGATTACGACGATCTCAACAAAAAGATTGCTGAGTCAGGCTCTAGCCCTTCGGGCTGCTGCTACGGTGATTACTAAATGGATAAAGACAAGCTCAAGGCAGCATTCACGCAGATCGAGAAGCAGCATGGTGCGGGCACAGTTTTCCGTCTCGGATCATCCCGCCGCCTTAATGTCGAAGTGATTCCGACTGGTGTGCTCGGCATCGACATCGCTTCAGGCGTCGGCGGTTTTCCTCGAGGCCGCGTCATCGAGATCTTTGGGCCTAATAGCGGAGGCAAGACTACGCTTACGCTGATGACGTTAGCCAACGCACAGAAGCACGGTGAAGCAGCCGCTTTCATCGATGCGGAGCATGCATTAGATCCAGTCTACGCACGCCGCCTCGGCGTTGACGTTGATAATTTGATCGTCAGCCAGCCAGACAATGGTGAGCAGGCGCTCGAGGTTGCCGAGACGCTAATCAAATCTGAGCAGTTTGGTATTGTAATCGTTGATTCTGTGGCTGGCCTCGTGCCGAAGAAAGAGTTGGAAGGTGAGATGGGCGAGCCGCAAATGGGAATGCAAGCTCGCCTTATGTCTCAAGCACTTCGCAAACTTGGCGGCGTTGTGTCGCGTACCAAGACTGTGCTGATCTTCATCAACCAGATCCGCAATAAAATCGGTGTGATGTTCGGTAGTCCAGAGACAACGCCCGGGGGTTTGGCACTGCAATTTGCTGCGTCAATGCGTTTGACAGTACGGCCAGGGCAACATATCAAACGCGGCAACGAGGATATTGGCTGCAAGACAAAAATTAAGTTCGTCAAAAATAAAGTGGCAGCGCCCTTCAAAGAAGTTGAAGTTGATCAGATTTACGGCGATGGTTTCGAGCCGATAGCAAATCTGATTGATCCAGCAATTGCACTTGAAGTCATCACGAAGAAGGGCTCGAATCTTTATTTTGGAGAAGAGCACCTTGGCAACGGACGCGAAGGCGCAATCGATCGGTTAAGGCTTGACTCTTTACTAACTGAAGCTATATACTCGGCCGCCCGTGAAAAGGCTTTTGCTCCACCGCAATTCAAAGAGGAGGCTCCTGCCGAATGCACCACCCAATCGTAATCGGTCTTTCTGGCAAGGCAGAAGCAGGCAAGACAGCCACTTCACGTATTATGAAGGAAGCCGCCGAAGCCAAGGGTCTCAAATGTGAGATCGTCGAGATTAGCAAGATGATCCTTGCTCATTGCCAAGCTCTTGGAATGATCCAGCCTGATATCACACGAGAGCAATGCACCGATGAGCAGGTCCGTGTCCTGGTCTTCGAGGGGTCCAGGATGCGGGATACCGTCGACAAGAATTATTGGTCGAATAAGGTCGTGAAGTACATTGACGAGCATTCGGAGTTTGATGTCATTATCACACCCAATATCCGTTTCCCTCAAGAAGGCACAGCACTCCGTGAAAAAGGTGGCCACATCATCCGGCTTAATCGCCTGAACGTTGACGGTTCACCATTCATCAGCGTGACGCGTGACCCAAATCATATCACTGAGACGGCTTTAGATCACTGGCCAGCCGATTACTATCTCACGAACATAACGGGCAAGGGGCTTCTGCTTGAGTACACTGCCGAAGCAATTTTCAACTATATTCTTGATACGGAGATGCCATGACAGAATATGCAGCACGCGGCGGGCAAGATCCTCAACACATTCCGGATAAGCTTGCAACACACGAGCCAGCTCCGGTTGGTGAAGGTCAAATCATTCTCCACTTGGCTACTGCACGCTGCGACCGGATGATTATGGCTGGAAATAGAGCCTTTGATGATCGGAATAAGATTGAAGATGATTTTGCCAAAGCGATTCATCTTGTGAAGAATGCTTTGATCAAACGTGCCGAAATGGGCAGAGCGAAATATGGCACCTATCTTCGCGCGTGCAATGGACGTGATGCTGTTGTGGATTTTGCTCAAGAGATTCTTGACGCAATCATGTATGCAGAGCAATGTGCATACGAATGGGATCAAGGCAATGTGTCATATAGCAAAAGCATAGTGGCTTCAATGCTCCCAGATCTCTATAAGATGGCTGCAAGAGTGGCAGCTATCCTGTGAAAATCAGTTTCGATCTTGATGGTGTCCTTGTTGACATGTCGACGCCGGCTTCTGCAATGATTGAGAAACTCTTTCACAAGAAGCTTGAGCACACTTCGTGGTCGTTCCTGGATGGAATTACACAGGAGCAATGGAACGAAGCATTCAGCTATATGCTTAGCTTTGAAAACGCATGGATCCATATGCCGGCACACGAAGGTGCTGGAGAGCTTCGCAACTTCCTAGATCGATTCAATGACGATGATGTTTATTATATCACAGCGCGATCGCCTGCTACCGGCGCAAGTACCGTGATTCAAAGTCAGCTTTGGCTTATAGAGCAAGGTCTCGGTCCCGATTTATCCAAAGTCATTGTCGTTGATCACAGTAGCCAAAAGCGTCAGATCATTATTGACGAAGGAATCCAGTTTAGCCTTGACGATCTACCGAGCACGGTACAGGATTGCCAGGGCATTCTAGGCCACAAGGCATATCTACTTGACCAGCCCTATAACCATCATGTTGATCTTCCTCGTGTCGGCTCCGTTGCAGAATTCCTTTTCGAGGTTGAACTTGCTAAAGCGCAGGCAGAGTCTATACACGTATAGTGGCAGAATCGCTTTCCCTGACGTGGCTCCGGGAATTCACGACATCGCTATCAGTTTGTCTCGGGAGGGGCGATATGCAGGTGCCGGGATGAGCTGGTGGCCGGTCGTTCTCCACACGTTTGTCGTTTGCGATATGCTACCAAAGCGACTGAAGTTGTATGGGCTTTTGCACGACTCCTCTGAATGCATCACGGGCGATCTTCCGAAGCCTGTCAAGACACCCGAAATCGAGGCGATGGAGAAGAAGATCCGTATTGCGATTATCAAACATCTTGGGCTCCCGAAAGAGACTGGAGAAATGCACCGTGAGATTAAAATTGCAGATCGACGGGCGCTTCGAGGAGAGGTATATTCTGTGGGCACGCAAGCACTACAACAGATTTATCGGCGTGACCCTGAAGCAGAGGAGCTGTGCTTGAAGTATCAACGGGAGTACCCGCCGATGGAGTGCATCCATCCGGATGGGTTGGCTGTGGCTGAATTTCTAAGACGGTATCGATTGTATAGAGATTACTTCGAAGTACATTAAATTTACTTCGCTTCTGCCCAATTCTTTCCTATTCCACCTTCAGCTTTTATTGGCACGTTCAAGACCAATGCATTCTCCATTGTGTGCTTCAGTTCTTGATAGCATTCTTCGCCGCGCTTGGTTGGAAATTTGCTTCCATCACCTTCATCATGGACCTGCAGAGCAATCGTGAAGTCTTTTGTCGATGTAAAGACACCTTGCTCCCAAGCCAAAGCAAGCGCCATCTTAATAAGATCTGCCGCGGATCCTTGCAGTTCGCGGTTAAGTGCCTTATGGGTATTGGCACGCTGCAGATCGAAGCCCCATTTTTCGATCGCTTGAGCCAAAGGGAGTGAGCCACCTTTTTGTACACGCTTGCCAGCCGGTTCATAAAATTCGAACTGAGTGCGGCGATTAAGAATCGTGCGGACCTCGCCGTCGTTTTGCGCCTGTGCCATGCTCTCATCAAGCAGCTCCTTGATGAAAGGCGCCTTGCCATGATACGTCTCCCAAATAACCTCAAATTCCTTGGTTGGCTTTCCTTCCTTGTCAAGCATGCCTAGGACTTGTGCAGCGCCGACCTTGCCGCCGCCATACACTAGCCTGAAGTTGAAGTTTTTCGCATCCTTGCGCTTGAGACCAGTCAACTGTTTGACGGCTTCGTGGAAGTCTGTATTTGGATCTTCTTCATACATCTTTTTGACTAACTGTGCTGCTTCGATTGCGGCTTTTCTGCGGCGCGCGTGATCACCGTCACCCTTAAGTGGCTTCAAGCAAAGTGCTCTATGTGCCAGAAAGCGATACTCAATCTGTGAGTAATCTATTGCCCACCATTCTGCCCCTTCCTCGGGGATAAACAAAGAGCGGCACATCGGTCCGATTTCTTCATCTCTTGTCGGGATGTTTTGAAGATTAGGATGTGAGCAACTGAAGCGGCCGGACTCTGTGCCAGAGTCATCATCATCATCCGCCTTCCGCAACGGGTGGAAGTCAGCATGGATCCGCCCATCTACAGCGAAGTCAAACATGTAACTATCAACAAAGACTTCTTTTGCTTTGTCATACTTATTCGCAGATTCAAGCAGCCTGCCTAAGTGGCCGCAATCCTGGTTATCGATGAGGTTTCCTTCGGCATCCTTCTTCTTGCACATACAGAGATGATGCAGCCATTTGCCTGTGATGCTGATGCCACCCTTCTTGGCTTTGGCAATAATGATACCCTGTTTCTCAAAGATGTAGGCTAGCAGCTTCGGACTGCCCATATTTTCGACCGTGAGCTCAACGCCAGCCAGTTTGGAAGCAGCCTTCAAACACGCAGCACGTTTCTCCTCAAGGATGTTCTTGATCTCCATCGCCCGCTTCATATCGATACGGACGCCTTGCTCTTTCATATACAAGAGCAGTGGCATCAGCCGACACTCGAGATTGAAGAGATCTAGCATGCCGAGCCGGCCAAGTTCACGGTACTGTAGGTCAAGAATTTCTTTAGGCTGGAAGACATCACCGAGTCCATACAATCGGGCATGCCCAGGATGCACTTCGTGGAAGCGCTGAATGTAGTCAGGGCCGTACAAGAGAGCGAAATGATCTTTGACTTTACCGTGACCGAGATACTTCTGGCTGAGCGTCTCTAGCTTGTAATTGAAGGCGAGCTCGTCGATGAGTGCTTCAGCAAACTGGACATCACGAAATTTTGCAAAAGGAGCCTTGATTTTCTTGGAGCTGCTCCAGTCCATATCATACAGTAAGTTAGTACCGATCAGCTCGCCTTCGAAGAAAGCCATCTGGTTTGCAAAGTAACTGAAGACATTATCCTCATCAAGATTTGGTCCGCTGCGATGGGCGACAGGATAATACTCGGCATGCATCAAGACGTCGTTATGGTCCCAGGCCGCGATCGCTGCGCCGATGATCTTGCCATCCTTACGGTAGGTGCCGGCGCCCTTCTTGCCAATGTTTGGATCGAAGGTCTCTATATCGTAGCAGATGCGTGCGGCTTTGATGAGACACGGGAATGACGTCGGGAGGTGATAATCCTTAGGGGCAGGAGGACACAAACCGCTAGACATCTCGGCCATCTCACTAGCGGAGAAGAAAGCTTCTTGTGGCATTAGTCAAAAATCCCTGGCTGAAGTGTCTCTACAGATTTAGCTGGCTTCGGTTTGGCACGGTACTTGGCGAGCTGCTCGGCAGTCTTACCACTCCGGCAACGCTGCTCAATCCTGATAGCCTTTCGCCGCATTGTGCCTTGCATTAAAGCTGCCCAATCGCCTTTGAAACGCGCATATACACCCAAGCTCAAGTGCTCAAGCTCGGCATAAAGGCTGGGATCGAACTCCGTCACAATCACGCGTTCTGCTTCTGCCACCGACGGAAGATTCTCGAGGTGCGTGTGTTTCGTGACCTCATCCACCCAGCCAACCAGAGCCAGGTATTTTGCCCCTGCTGACCACGTATTGCACGTGACTGCTATAGGGAATTCCTTGTACCGAGATTCGAAACGGAGCTTGTCAATCCAGCCGAGGGCATCGTCTTCTGGCTTGCTACTACCTGTCTCCTGCGAGAAACCACTCCGTATATTTCGGCCTGCAGGGTCCACATCCTTCTGATACCATGCTCGTGGAGCAAATTTAATGCAGTTGACTAGCAGGTTGGGACGGTTGCGCTTGACCTCTGTGAAGAAATCGGAAAAGAAAATCTGCCAGCAGAAGACGGTGCCGACGCGCAGGCCGAGTGCTGGAATCTCGACAATGCTGGTGGCCCGCTCGAAATTTGTCTCCGGAGTAACCTGTGATGCACCATTATTGATGATGCTATCCTGGACAGGAAGTGCTATCTTTGAATGATATCCTAGCAGCTCTCCTGTCGGATCGAAGTAAAGATAATCTTCTGTGTTGATGCCTTCACGGCTGACGGTGGCACCGAAACCGATGTGGACATTATGCTTCTGGCAGAGGCCGCCGACATGCTCACTAAGCCAGGCAGGAGTCACAGGCACGTCATCAGTTTGCCAGCCTTTGCGGCGACACAAATCCTGACACGAACCGCCGCCAACGAATTCTTGCGATGTTAGAAACAGATCGCAAGAGTTAGCTGCAATAGCGGTGTCGAGCCAAGCCAATTTCTCTGATTGCATCCAAAACTGTCGAGGGATGGAGCTAGCAACTCTCACGGTAGGCATAGGAGGGATCATCCAGAATCACAAGCATTATGTCAAGTTTTGTGTATTTACTTGACAAGAAGTGCGGAGGCCACCTTTTCGGGCAGCCTCCACCGGCAATTTACGCTGCCACTGCGACCGGGGCGTATGAGCGCACCGGAGCCTCGACAAACGCGATCACCTTCGCGAGCATTCGCTTCGCTTTTATTGTTTGGTCCACGATTAGCGACGGTGGCCATTGTCGGCACGAGCTTCCTACCATCGATCTCACCCGTCGAATCTAGTTCGGCCCCGCAGTCTTGCTCCCGCCAGCGACCGTCTCTCCGTAGAGTAGTTTCGGCTCATCTGACGCGGAAGCAAGTTGGTGGAGCCGACGGGATTTGCACCCGTGTCCGGTTGAGCGACCATAGGACATTTACGTGCGTTAATCGATGCATCCAGGCATTCTGACGGCGTGTTCCCTATCCTGGCGAGATGGAGTTGCTTTCCCAGTATCAAAAGGATTGCTCCTAGGAACCGCTAATCGTTGCACCGAAACTTGTTATTTCGCGTTAGCAGCCTGAGATGCATTGCGAGCATAAGCACTGTGCGCGTTTGCCGCATCCACTGATCCTTTTCCTGAAAACGGTGTTAGGGATCTGTGCATGTCCGCTGCTTCGGCATGTTTACTTGCTGCAACAATATGTGCATCCGCGGCCTGCTTATGCGAGGCTGCCGCGCCGTGCATGCCTTTGCTTTCGGCTTCGTTGGCCTTTGCTTCTTCTTTGTTGGCCATTTTCATGTGATGTTTCGTAGCAGCCTCATGCTCATTCACACTGTTAGCTTTTTCGGCAGCAGATCCGCCGGATCCGAAGCGCCCCTTCTCGTCACGTGGCTGATCTTCGGAGTAGCGCAATTCGTTTTCTGGGTCATTCGGATGCCGTGGATCAAATGCCATAAATCACCTCGGAAAATGTGGGGCAGCACGACTCCTCATGCTGTTACGTACTGCCCGCCTCCACCAGCTAATTCCTCAGGAACTAGCAAGCACTTTATCCTTTGATCGTGCCTTCGATGACCAGCACGCGGCGGACGCCCATGTAGGACGCGCCGATACGCTTGGCCACGGCACTGATCGATTTGCCAAGCTTCTTGTAAAGCTTGACAACGCGGCCATGATTGATGCTCTTGCCAGTTGCTTTGTGTCCTTTTGCTTTCGCCATCATCTTTCTCCTTCTCGTTTAGATTTGTGTTGCCTGGCCTACGCTGCGACTTTTGCCGGCGCTGCTACCGTGCCGAAGAGCTTGGTCCGGATCAAGAAGAGGCGGATGCCCATGTAACTTGACCCAGTCTCTTTCGAAATAGCTCCGATCGTCTTCCCTGCCTTATAGAGCGTCGTGATCTGCTCCACGGGCAGTTTGGACTCACGCTGCTTCTTTGGTTGTGCAGCCTTCTCGGCGGCCTTCTTCACCTTCGCTTCGGCTCGAGCTTTGGCCCGCTGTTCTTTGGCGGCCGCTTTCTCGACCTGTGCGACAGCCTTCTTTTGCTCACGTACAGCCTTCTTGTCCGCTTTAGCTTTTGCTTTTTCGGCCAGGATGGCTTCTTTATTAGCAATGGCTGAGACTTTCACTGCCGCCCGCGCGGCCTTGAGCTCATCCTTCGCTAGTTTGAGTGTAGCTTGCACGGCTTTGACATTCGCCACTTTTGCAGCGATGTCATCCTCCGTGGCCATATTCTGGGTCGCAGCGGCCTTGTTTTCCGCGTTGAGAACTTTCAGCGCGGCCTTGCGTGCAATTCCACGCTCGGACATGATCGCGGCGATCCTCGCTTCTTGTGCTTCGGTAAATGCCATAGGATCTCCTTTTCAGATTTTACGTCCTACTGCACAAAACTGGGCCTGTAACTTACTGATAAAACAGGACTTTGACACGCGATTTTGGGCGGCCAGGCCTAGGAGGCCTGCGGTGTCACCTCCGTCGCTTGTAGGGCCTGTGAAGCAGTTTTCTGCTTCTTCGGTGCTACTGGAAGCTCGTGCCCGTGAGATAGCAATGAGTTACGAATTCCCATATATGATGCACCGAAAGCCTTTGCGATGGCACCGACTGTGAGCCCATTCTTGGCCATTTGTGCGATCTTTTCGTGATCCAGTTTCGATTTGCCTACTGGACTGTTTGGATTGGCGGCACGTGCAGCGGCCAAGCGAGCGATGCGTTGCTCGGTGCGTAAGAGCTTGACCGCTTCATTCACATCGGTCAAATTCTTCTCAGCTTGAATGGCGTTGACGCGTTGTCGCTCTTCCTCGGTCAATTCCTTCTTCTGATAACCTTTCGGAGCCTTCTTTTCTCGTGGCGCTCTTGGCGCTTTCGGCTCTTTGGGTTTGATCTCACCGCTGGCCACCTTCGCTGCGTGTTTGGCCTTCGCTGCGGCCGCTGCACCGGACAGCTCTTTCTCCGGCATGCCAACGATTGAATAGGAGTCTTTCTTCACTAGGCCCTTGGCAATTGCTTCCTCAACGATTGCAGTGGCCTGGGCTAGGGTATAGGAACCAAATGGTGATCCAGTATCGATTTTGATTTTGACTTCGGAAACTGCCGCTGCAAACTCGCCCGACTTAATGTACTGTCCTGTGGCGGGGTCACGCTTATAAGTTATCATACTTTGCATCCTCTCTGGTGCTGATTCGTTTGTCAAGCACTTTATTGACTATTCCACCTTCACTATCTTACCATCTTTTATCGTGACGCGGGCATACCACTTACGTTCCGTTGGCGATGGCCCTACTACAGAGAATTGACCATTATCTTTGTATTCCAGACCAAAGAATGAAGTTTCCTCATAGCGCAACTGCTGCCCAATCGCCAGCTTAAGCTCTTTCTTGGTTTTATATGAAGCTCCCATCATTTTGTTTCCTCTTTCATCTTACAGGAGCATATATGCGAGCTGATGATTGTGGCAATAGTACTTTAGTACTGGTTAGAAAATCGCTTGACTTCTTATTAAGGCAGGTAGATCATCCCAAAACTTGCTACATAATACACAATGGGCCGGTATCTAACGGCCCTACCTTTTGGAGTCCTAATGCCCGAAATGTTAATTGATCGTGCGTTGGCTGGCGGTGATCTCAGTAGTCTAGACGAAGCAGCACGCACGACGTTATACAACGAAGTCTGCACTTCTTTTGGCCTCAATCCTTTGACCTCCCCGATTGGCTTTTTCACGGACGAGCAAGGCAAGGTCCATCTTGCTATCAGAAAGCCAGGCGCCCAGCAACTACGACACAATCGCGTCATCAGCATTTCTGCTGCGCATGTACAAGTCATCGACAATGTGGTTGTTGTCACGGTGACAGGATCGGTCAGTAATTCTGGAGCCTTTCTAAATACCCTGCCCTTCACGCGCACAGAAGTTGCCAGTGGCGCGCGCGATTTGACCGGCTTGTATGGCCAAGCCAAAGCAAACGCTTTCCTGGCTGCAGAGACGATGGCTCATCGCCGTTTGACGATTGCTTTGGCCGGGATCGGTCTGCTGGATGAGGAGACGGAGGTGTCGACGATTAAGGCTGCTGAGCCCGTGAAAGTCGAGGTGCCCCGAGTGAATCATGCCTCAGCAGAAGAAACCGAATTCAAAATGCCTATATTATCACCACCAGGTATACCAGCACCATCTGAAGCATTAACGGAAAGAGCTCTGGCTACATTCTCTGCTGAGGTCAACAAGCAAACTGATTCACAGGCCGAGCATATCAAAAAAGATAAGCCGGCCCCTGCGGCCGGCCCACCTTCGATCTTCGATGAAGAGCCTGCGCCAATTCCGGCGGCAACAGAAGAGCCACCAACCGCTTATGTTGGCACTGATGAAGATTTGCCAGCGATGATGTTTCAACCTTCACCATTTGAAAGCACAACGCCTCCACCGAAAGAGATGGAGACAACGTTATTCCCAAAAGATGTCTTTGTAACGCAGCCTTCAATCACGAAGAGCGCCCCGAAAACAGAGTCTGCCCCATCCACGACCGGTGGCATTCCAAAGATTCCGGATAGCTCCGAGACTCGCCACTGCCGTCCTATGCAGAAATGTGATCCTATCAAATTCAAAATCTTCACGGCACGGTGCACGAAGCTTGTGCGTGATGTGTTGCCGAAGGCTGGTTGCAAAAATGGCTCCGAATTGGTCCTACCTTATCTAAGGAAGGCCCTCGGCGTCAGTGACATTCAATATGGCACGGTCGAAAATTGGGAAGCTGTCCTGTCCAAACTCGAAGCCGGCAAGCCTGCTGAAACGCTCGCGATCCTGAAAGGCAAGTGAGTTTCAATAAACAAGTTTGGCAGCGTGAATATGAGCAGCGCCCTGCCCGACGCCGCTGGCGCAAGAAATATGAGGCTAGGCCGAAGAGTACCAACCTTCGAAGAAAACGAAATTTGCGGTGGCGGAAGCGACATTTACTTGCTCTTCGAAAGTGGGCTCGCGGCTATAAGTTAAGAAAGGGCTGCTATAAATGTGGTTTCAAGAAGCACCACGCTGCTTTAGATTTTCATCATGTCAAGCGACACCTGAAAAGATTCACGATCGCCCACATGATCGCCAAATACATGACGCTTGCGGCGATCCAAGCCGAAGCGAAAAAGTGTAAGATTCTTTGCTCAAATTGCCATCGTATTCAAACATTCAAGGAGAGTCAAATATGGTGAACAAGGCCATAATAGTTGGAAGATTGGGAAAAGATCCCGAGACGCGTTACACACAAAGCGGCACAGCCGTTTGCAACTTCTCCGTGGCTACCGATGAATCCTACAAGGATCGCAACGGTGATAAGCAGAAAAAGACAGAGTGGCACCGTATTGTCGCTTGGGGAAAATTGGCCGAAATTGTTCAGCAGTATGTCACGAAAGGCATGTTAGTCTTCATCGAGGGCAAGATTGAGACGCGGAAGTGGGAGAAAGAAGGCGTGACCCATTATTCCACAGAAATTGTGGCCCGTGAGCTCAAAATGCTAGGCGGTGGCGAGCGTGGTGCCAAGCCCGAAGCTCCACCTGCTGAAGCATATGAAGGGACAAAAAATGACAGTGGCCCAACGGGTACTGAGATTAGCGACGAAGATATTCCTTTCTAAATTTCTAGGGCGTGGAGTGCCGCCTTTTGTCGCTTTGTCGGCGCGTTCACGAATCGAAGCCGAGCGACTGTCAGATTTGTGCCACGCCCCAGAATTCAGCTCTTGTGGTCCTGTACAATCTCCAGTGATGCATGTCTACGCTCAACCGCTTAATCTGCCGCGGAAGAAACTAGAGGAATAGTTGGATCTAAATGCGGAGCAACGGGCTGCGATCGCGACCCGGCACGGTGCTTACAACGTTACGGCCATTCCTGGAAGCGGAAAGACCACAGTCTTTTCATTCCGCGCTAGAGCAATCCTTAATGAAGGCACTGTGCCTTCGAGCTTTCTGGGCCTGACTTTCACGAAGGAAGCAGCTAAGGAGTTTGAAGCGCGATCAAAGTACGTTCCCGGACCTAACAAGCCGCGGATCTTCCGGACATTCCATGGCTGGGCATTGGATTTTGTGACTCGCGAGCGGGAAGAATTCTCGTTTGAGGTAAGTCACTGGCCCTTACTTCTCGAGCAATTCAAAATCCTTGTCCCGCTCATCAAGCAAGCTTCCAAGCGTTTGAAGTATCGAGATGTACAGGCAGCGATCAGTGGCTTCAAACGGCACAACATGTCACCTGAAAAAGCCTGGGACCAAGCTGACGGTGAGTTTGGCGAAGCCTATGCACAAATCTATGAGCGTTATGAAGAGAAGTGCAAGCAGATCGGCAAGCTGGACTTCGATTCGATCCTGATTGAGACCGTGCGGTTGCTAGAGAGCCGCAGCGATATCCTTGAGCGACATCAGATGGATTATGTCCAGTGCGATGAGGCCCAGGACAATGATGAAGTACAATGGCGCCTTGTCCAGCTTTTGACGCAGCGTCACGGTAATGTCTTCTGCGTCGGTGACCCAAATCAGAATATGTACTCTTGGCGTGGCTCAGATCCGGAGGGGCTCACGACAAGATTCATCGAACGATTTCCAAACGGCCGACTGCTTTACCTGCCTGAGAATTATCGGTCAACGGGCGCGATCGTGAAGTACATGATGTCAGTTGCGCCCGTGAAGACAGAGATGCGGACGCGGAATCCTTATGGTGTTGAGCCAACCTTCGTGCGTTATGCTGATGACGACCTCGAAGCCCAAAAGATCATCGAAGGAATGGGCTCGCATGAGCAGACGGCCATCCTGGCCAGGACCAACCGTCAGCTTGCTGCATTTGAGCGTCTATGTGGTGAGAAAGATATCAAATACAGACTGCTTGGCAAGTCGGGCTTCTTCCACCAAGAGGAAGTGAATTGCACGCTCGCTTTCGCACAGTACTTCATCAATCCCACCGACCACGTCATCAAAACGATTATCAAGAGCCCTTTCGACTGCACGCGGTTTATCAAGAAGGGTGAGACACTCGACGCACTCGCTGACATGCAACGCGGGAGCATTGGTAAAACGACCTTCGCACAGTTGCTTGGTAAGTTTCGGGTATCCGATCACGAGCAGACCAGTAAAGTGCTTGACCTCCACTTCCGTCTGCAGGACACTGCAAAGTCAATCCGCGGGAAGGCCGCACAAGATGCACTCCGAAACATCATCACTAATTTCTCCATACTGCACCATTACGAAGATGATGAAGACGCCATTGATAACAATCCGGCTGACAACGTGCGGACGCTACTGCGGATGGCTGAGAATAAGTCTAGCCTCTTCGATTTTGTTTACTCCTGCCTCAAGGCTAAGGCCGCGACCAGATCGACTTCTAAGGATCGATTGACCCTTTCGACGATTCACCAAAGCAAAGGCAAAGAGTGGAATAGTGTTTATGTGGTAGGTGTTAACGACGAGGTGCTGCCACATATCAATGGTGATCCTGACGAAGAAGCAAGGATCTACTTTGTTGCAATTAGTCGAGCTGCCAAAGAGCTGCACATCTCTTGCAATACAGTGCCATCGCCATACATTCGCGGCCATATTCTTGCAGCGGACCTGAGTGAGCCTGATTTTCTACATGTGATGATTGCAAATGCCCAACGCCCACAGCATACTATACGTCAAACCTGACGGTACCTTCAAGGCCTCGGGCTCTTACAGCGCTCGAAAATCGTTTAAGTTTTGCAAGCGGCAGTTTCAGCTTCAGTATGTGCTGGGCTATCGGGCCAAGCGATTAGCTGCAGCGACTTATTTTGGCCACAAGATTGAAGACGCGATTCGCTTTCACGTTGAAAGCGGAGGTTTCGGCGGTGTAATGCGGTTTGCTGAGCTGTGGCATGACATCCAGGCCCTGCCGGAATTTCCGAAGCTCGAGTATTCCAACGTTGAAGAGAGTTGGGAGAATCTGCTGAGATGTGGCGTAGAGCTGATGCGGATCTTTGAGCTTCGCTACCCTAAGTTGCCGATGCAGAATGCACGATTTCAGGTGCCCTTATGGAAAGAGGTATTTCCTGGCACGTCTTACGCAGGAATCGTCAACACAGCAATCCTTGACGTAATCTGCCAAACGTATCCACATCACTCGATGCTGCCGGCCCTGGAAACCTATCCGCCGGACAAGCGCACGGTCTTGATCGATATCAAGACGGCCAGCAAGGATCTTGTGGAAATGTTTGTCGCATTGGATCCGCAGTTAATCGAATACGCGTGGATGAAACAGGAGTATGACGTTGCCTTCCTCTGGCTTGTAAAGAAGAGTCACGGTATGAAGTGTGGGAGTCGCATAACCTTGCTTGAGGCGGCTGGCAGGTACCAAGCTGGCCAAGAGCTTTTCGTCCTGGACAAGGATGGTGACTCAGTATGGATTTCTACTGGTGACGTCCAGCGGGCTTATGATGAGGCAACGAATGGGGCTGACGGATATGCGTTAAAGGGAAAAATTGCAGATGTGGCATCTAAGAAATTTCTGAATGAAGGCAAGGCGATGCTTGTCCCGTCTCGTATGCTCTCCAAGCAACGTCTCCAGTTTGGTGCCGCCAGACTACCAGAGGAAACGATCGAGGAGATGGGCCGACTTGTGGGTCTGACGACGGTTGAGATGGTCGTTTCGCATGAAGAGCAGTTTTATCCGATGGAGCCAGGAGTGCGCTTCCCTGACGAGAAGTGTCCGCACTGTGATATGCGATATATCTGCGGCCGCGATCCTGAAGGCCGCGACAAATTCCTCACAAGATTAGGTGAGGAGTGGCTTGACCAGTCAATTGAGGAATAATGCCAAAGCGTCTCTTTAGTGATAAAGCCTGGACGTCAGACAAGCTCCGTAAGGTCGAGCCTGATGCCTTTAGGGGAGAGTATGCTTGGATTCACGCGCTGGCACTCTGTGATGGCACGTTTGAGTGTGACCCTCAGAAAGTTTGGGCGGCATGTTATGCCCCAGCACGACAAATCAACGGACGGGGAGGATGGACGGTCGAAAGAGTTGCGGCAATGCTTGCTGAGTTTACCCGCTGTGGACTTTTGTTAACACGAACTGATAAGGAAGGTAAGCGATGGGGTTACTGGACGAACGGTGATGAGTGCCTTCCTCCTCGCGGCGAGTGGTATAAGTTTGCAAGAGGAAAGCGTTTCTTATTTCCAGAAGCTGATGGACTAGCTAGTAACGAGCCCCAAACTAGCGAAAACTTCGCACAGGGTATTGGTTTGGATTTGGATAAGGATAAGGGAGGGATTAGGACTGCGGTTTCTTCTGTCGGTAGCGTGCTCGACGAAGTACAACATCAACCAATTGACACAGCCAGCAATCTAAAATCAGGTCAGCCAGGATTCTTCAAGCGACATCAGTATCCTGGCACGAGTGCGAAGGCAATTCACAAGCATTTTGAAAGAGCATGGATCAAAGTTAAGGGCCCTGCCGCCGTCTGCCGCTATCCAAGCAAATATCCCGAGGAGTGGGAGCGACTTTGCGACAATCACTCTGCTGACCTGATGGTACCTGCTTTCGAGCTTTGGATTCAAGACTGCGGTCAATTTATCGATACGCCGTGGCCACTCCCTGAATTTGTCAAAGTGGCAGAAGAATACATGGGCAAGGTAATTCCACTCAACACTGCTCGCCAGAAGCTGACCACTGAAATCATCGACGCAACTAATGCAACAGCGCTCGACGCATATTACAAGCAGCATCCATCCGTCAAGCGCGAAGATGGCACGGTCAGCATAAGCGACGTCGAGCCCAGCGGCGAAGATTTCTTAACCACGTCCTTCCCTGAGGAAACAAATGCCCAAGGATCTTGACGCAATAAAGAAGCGTGCAAATGTGCCAGCTATCATTGGTGGCCGCTGGCCTTTGAAACAGGAAGGTGCAGGCTTCATTGCACGGTGCCCTTTTCACGAGGATAAGACGCCAAGCTTCCATCTCGATACAAAGCAAGGTACCTGGTTGTGGAAGTGCTTCGGCTGTGGCAAAGGTGGAGACGTCATCACATTCATAGAGCTGTTTGATCATTGTGACTCGGCTCTGGCAATCCAAAAGTTGAAGCAGATTGTCGATGGCACTGACGGTGACTTCTCAGAGAATACGAAGTGGATTGAAGGTGCCCATCAGGTCCAGGAAAACTTCAGTGCGATCGAGTCGAAAAAACCCAAGACAGTCTACACACTTGAGCAATGGGAAAGCAGAGCAATCAAATCATTATGGGCCAATCAAGCAGCACTTGACTGGCTCAGAAAAGTGCGAGGCATTCAAGACGATGAGATCCGAAATCGGAAGCTCGGTTACGTCCAAACCCATATTTACAGGATTAAGGACGGTTGTGATGCAGTCCGTTCGAAAGGATGGATTGCTATCCCACGAATTGACGATGACCGCATCATTGCAATCAAGTTTCGCTCAATCGTGGATAAAGTTTTCAGCCAGGTCAACAACATGGACTCCAGAGCTCTGTTCAATGTGGATACTATCAACCCTCTCGAGCCTGTGTACGTCACTGAAGGTGAGTTCGATGCTTGCATCCTGGAACAGGCCGGATTCAGGGCTGTCAGTTGCCCAAGTGCGGGAGTTGATATCACCACTCAATCTCGAATTAAGCTTAAACTTGCGGAGCGTATATTCCTGGCAGGAGATAATGACGGCGGCGTTGGGAATGAATATATGCGAAAGCTCCTCAAAGAGCTCGATGGTAACACACATTGGCTTGTATGGCCCGAAGGTACGAAAGACGCAAACGACTTCTTTATGAATGCTTGCGGTGGTGATCTAGGCAAGTTTCAGTTTGAAGTTGCTGCATTGTCGAAAAAAGCTAAGGAAGCGCCTCCCGAAGGCTTCGTCCCATTGAATGAGAGATTACGTGCAACCGAAGGGACCGATATGGGCGCAGATCCTGTCCGGCTGCACTTTCCGCCGACACTGCAAAATGTCGATCGGATGACGTACACACCCCGCGGCGGCGTTGTGATCATCTATTCGACCTATTCTGGCACGGGCAAGTCGATGTTTAAGACGCAGATCCTAACCAACGAAGCGATCCGCGGTGAGGTTGTCGTTGATCTCTCACCAGAAATCCGTGACGACGAGTACCTGGCCCTCGTTACAAGTCAGACAGTCGGACCAAAGATGGGTGGCCTCCGCCGCACAGGCAGAATGGATCGGAAGTACTTCGTTGAGGCGGCTGATATTCTTGAAGCTGATGCCAAGCAGAACGGTGTTGATTTCCGCTTCTATGTCGGGCACAACGTGATAGGCCAGTCAGAGCAGGAGATTTTGGACTTCCTCGAGAATACGATCCGGACCCTTGGCGCCACACGGTTTGCAATCGACACTTTTCACAGATTGATCTTTGCAGATGGTAGCAAGATGAATCAGGTTCAAGCCGAAGGCTCCATGATCAAGAGGCTCGAGGCTCTCGGAAACAAGTACGGTACGATCTTCGTGCTGATCTGCCAATCCAACGCCGAAGCCGAGGGGATCGATAACCTGAAAAAGAATGAGCACGGCGTCCTTCGAGGCAGCCGCGAGATTCGAGACATTCCAGCAGCTATCTACCTTCTGCACAGGAATCGGCGGCCACAGCGTGATGGTCAGGATCCGGACGATATCCTCGAGCTTGAGACGGGCTTGTTTGCAAAGAAGACTCGTTTCAAAGGTCCTGGCAAACCACAGGTCCGGCTGCTTCTACAAGAAGAGAATAGCTTATTTGTTGAGCAGACCAACCGGCCTGAGCAGGAAGCTGGGTCGCACGAAGAGCGGCATCACGACATAGGCGAGCCAGAAGATTTTGGTTAAAGAGCTTGACTTTGGGCCCAGATTCAGTCTATAGTCCGGAATCCTCAAGGAGAAGAAAGATGAAAATTGAATTATCTGTGAAGGAATTGTCTGGCGTGCTCAAGAAGGCCTTGGGTGTCGTGCAGGCGAAGGTCACCATTCCAGTCCTTAGCTATGCCAAGATTGATGTCAATGGGTCGATCGCCACAATCACAGCAAGCGATCTAGGGATGAGCATCATCCAGACGGTTGTGGTCACTACGACGGGCACTGGATCCTTCCTGTTGCCCGCCAAGCGGACTCAAGAATTTCTGGACCTCTTGCCGAGTGACAAAACCATTTCGATCGACGTAGATGGCAATGTGCTGAATCTCAAATCCGGCAAGTTCAAAGCGAAGCTGCCGACGGTTCCTGTGGCAGAGTTTCCGATTCCTGAGACGAAACCGGAAGGGAAGTACCACATCAAGCTCAGCGTGCTACGAATGTTGATTAGGAAGATCGAGCATGCTGTCCCTTCGAAAGAGGGGCGGTATGCACAACCGGTCATCCAGTTTGAGAGCAACGGGACTCAGCTCCGCGGCGTTGCCACCGATGGCTTCCGCATTGCGATCTCGGACGTGCCATATGCATTGCCGACCTTCAAGATTATGTTGGTTAAGGACGCATTTCCACTCATCAAGGAAATGACCGGTGATGACGTGGATGTTGAATTCACCGAATCCGAAACCAATCTTTTCCTGACGACCGGCAAAGAAAAACTGCTGATCCGGAAGAGCCTTGTCAAGTTTCCTGCCTATGAGCGTGCACTGCTTAACGTCACCTTTAAGACCAATGTTGCGGTGTCCACGGATAACTTCAAGCGATCAATCTCGATCACACAAGTGGTTGCCGGCGAGGGTGATGATGCCGCGATCTACATGACTGCTGACAGCAGCGGTTTCGTACTCTCAAGTGCGAGCGTTGCAGGAGAATCCGAAGATACTCCGGAAGGTGCCACGGTTACAGGCGAGGCCATCAAATTGAAGATCAATCCGAAATATGTACTGGATGCCAGCGGTCAGATTGACGGGCCCATCTCAATAGACTTCATCGATGCAAAGCATCTGGTGAAGTTTAGCAATCCAAAGGTGCCCGGGGACCAAGAGTTGATTATGCCTATGTTGGATGCTGCGAAGGCCGAAGAGAAGAAAGCAGCATAAGCATTTGGCTCCTGATACACTTACGGTTGAGATTTCTGCATCTGCCGTCGTCCTGCATGCGGCCATTGACGCGGAGGTCGCTGCGGTCCTTGAGGGAGAGTATAAACTTTCTCGAGGCTACGCGCGCTTGGCCTCCCTTCTGGCTACTTGCAAGCACCATCAGGTGTGGCGCGAGCTCCGGTTTACCAGTTTCAACAGTTATCTGATTTCGATTCAGGAGAAGTTTGGTCGCAGCTCGAAGCAGCTCTATTCTTATGTTGGGGTCGCCGAGCGGCTTCTGAAAATCTTCGGTCAAGGAAATCTCACTGAAGATGAGCTTGATCGGATGGGCATCACGAAGGCACACGAAATTGCCGCTGCCGCGAAGCGAGCAGGCAAGCCAGTCACAGCAGAACTGATTTCCGCGGCGCTAGACGAGAAGATTGGTGTGACCGAGATTCGTGCCCTTGCTCACCAGACATACAATTTTGTGCCCGGAGAGTTGCCGAAGGGAGCTTGGTTTGACTTTGGCGGGGCATTTCTGACTACAGACGAGCGAAAGACTTTTGTTGAAGGTGTGGAGATTGCAATGAGGAAGCTGGGGCTTCCAAAAGAGATGCCGGACTGGCTGAAGCGGAAATCAATCTTCCTGGCTTTTGCACAAGAATTCTCCGGCACTTATCGCTCAGACGTCTATGGATCGTAAAACTTATCAACGGAACTATCGCTTGGGGCATAAAGCGATGTATTCTGAATCAAATAGAGTAAACAGACGAACTGTTAAGGGCAGATTCAATTCTGGAAGGTCGCGCGCGAAGCAGCGCGGTATCGAATGGTCTCTTACTCCGGGGCAATACGCAGCCTTAATCAGCAGGCAACAATGTGAATACTGCGGAGGGAAATTACCCGAAGCGGGTATTGGTCTTGACCGCATAGACAATCTTAAAAGCTATGCATTCGAGAACGTGGTGCCTTGCTGTACAAAATGCAATGTCTTCAAGGGCGCGCTTGAGTGGCTGGGTTTCAGATATCCGCGCAACGTCGAGCTATTAAGAGAGATTATCAATGGCACAAGCATGGGTGGAGCTCAACAACCTTGAAGGCCTGCCGATCCGGATCTTCAGAAATTATAAGGTAGCCTGCCAAGCAGATCTCGCGGATGATAGCGTCCTCGTTCAAATTGATGAGAAGTGGGCGAAGCACTGGATCAGGACGCAGGTATTTAAGCGCGATGAATTTCGATGCGTTGTGTGTGGCAAGGTCGGTATTTGGGATGAGTTGGAGATGGATGAGCGAGTTGCTCGTGGCACTTGTGTTGAAGTAAGCAGGGGTGAATATAGAAGTGGAGAGATCAGTGTCGCGAATTGCCAGACGTTATGCAGGCAGTGTCATACAGGAATTGGCGGGAAGCATGACAGGTCACCACAATGGACCAAATAAGAAAATGTCCACATAGCGTTTACGATCCTGAAGGCACAGGTATTTACTGCGGTATCTGTAATCCTCAGCTTGGTGCAGTTTCCAGTGGTCAAAAGCCACAGTTCAATCGCCGCGGAGCGCTGGCTTTAACTGAGACTGGCAAACTTCCGAAGTGTCCCGAGTGTGGGACGATCCTCACGGTGTCAGGCAACGGGACTTGCCGCCACTGTGGCAAAGAATATGAGATTCAAGCTCCTCAAAATCTAAGGGCCAACAATACACAGCCAGGCATTTGTCCTGACTGTGGCAGTGGGATTCACTACAGCACAGACAAGAAGCGAATCTGGCGTTGCGCTGATTGTGGCGCCGAATACGCTGCACCACGGTCATCCAAAGAATGAATTGGGCGTCACCTAGTTTCGATCGCTACGCGTTTGCTACGCCTCAGCCGGGTGTTAAGTATGCCGGCCGTGGGACGCGTGCAGTGTCTGCTGAAAGTGGGATCAGTTTTGCGGACTACGCACGGATGCATACTGTCAGGCGTGTCCGGACGCAGGAAAGACGGCTCTCGACTCCTAAATGGGCAGTTTCTAACGAGCTTCTTAGGGTCCTGCTGGTCACGCACCTCGAAGAAAGATTCTACTGCCATCCTCCGGCCGGCCTCACGTTAATCGAGCGTCTTGCGGTTGCTCGTCAAGCAGCAATCAATTATGCACCCCGCAAACGGGAGCTCCTTAACTGCTGGATCGACGAGCACTACGTAATTAGTCACAGCAATCTCATAGAGATGGATGATGATCAAATTATTCAGCTCTTTATCTCTTTGAAGGAAATCAATGGTCAGCTTCCTGTCACAGCAGAAATTGCTCGTGATTATCTGACGCACAAGAAGCTGCGGAATCTCGAGATACAGATTCAGAATCTGGATACGGATCTTGTGCTGACCGAGAAAGGCCACGCCGAGGTTCTCATTGCAGTCGTGTACTTATATTATCGGCTCGGCTGGGATAGCGTCACGGTTGCAGAAGAGCTCGGCTTGAAATCACCGCATGTGCGGCAGGTATTGGCAAGGCTTCACGGTACCTGGCAACAGAGCTTGTCACATCTTTATGATATCAGTGGTGAGGACGGAAAAGAGGCTACAACCAACCAGCAAGGTGGCGGGACTTCCCCAGGTGCCACTTCGTCCTCATCATTCGATGAAGTTTTCGGTGGCGTTGAATGAAAACGCTTATCGCTATTGCCACTTGTAATGACCCAATTTATGTAAAACGCGCTGATGCCCAGCGGGCTACGTGGGCACGCGGTACATGGCCATCTGGTGTTGAGATTCATCACTTTGTTGGGCATTATCCAATGCCTGCATCGGGGATCCAGCTCGATGTGGCCGACAACTATCTTTCGTTGCCTGCCAAGGTCCAAGCAATCTGCCGCTGGGCATTCGAACATGATTTTGATTATTTATTCAAGGTAGATGACGATTGCTGGGTAAATGTTGATCGCTTGCTTCAAGTTCCTGTTGCTCCTCACGACTACGTTGGCAACGTCCGTCCCAGCCAAGAAATTCCATATTGTAGTGGGTATGCGTATTGGCTAAGTCGCAAGGCAATGATTACAATCGCGAATGCACCACTAACAGCAGACACCAATGAAGATCGCTGGACCGGCACAACACTTTACAGTGCTGGCATTCGGCCGATGCATGATCATTATCATTATCGTGCTCTTTTGGGTGGCATTCCGGATCCTGTCAAGATTTGGCTTTCCGATTCACGTATGGGTTGGATGGCAGTCTTCGGCGAGCTTGACGTGAAAATGTTTGTCCCAATGCAGACAGCAATGGATCGCTACTATCCAACATATATTCGCACCCATCGTAAGCCGCGGGTGATTCTGGAGCCACGATGAGAGTGCTTTTTGCGGTCCTCTCATGCGCTGCCAATGTCGAGCGCAGGAATGCCGTGCGTGACACCTGGAAAAAGATGGTGCACGGTGCAGATGTGCGTTTCTTTCATGCCGGAACAAGTATCGCAGATGATGAAGTGCTACTCGATGCACCAGATGATTATAGCGGGTTGCCTGAGAAGGTTAAGAAGCTTTTTGCGTGGGCAGCTCAAGAAAGCTATGACCATATCTGGAAGGTTGATGATGATATCTACGTTGTGCCTTCACTTTTATTGAAGGTCCCTAATGGAAGCCTACAGGAACGCTATGCATACGTGGGGCGCTTCCGTTCACCATCCGGCGGGTATGCCGCTGAATATGCTAGTGGCTTTTGCTATCGACTTAATCATCTTGCTGCAAAAATTGTAGGAGATGCAAGACTTAATGGTGATTGGGCAGAGGATCGTTGGGTTGGGAATGTATTAGCCAATGAAGGTATCCTAGGCACGCAGATTGGAAATATATTGGCTCCACTCTGTCCGCCACTTGACCCTTATACCATTATACGTACCAGTGCACGCCACGCGGCAGCCTTTTGTGAGTTTACACCACTGCAAATGCGGGAGATGCATCGTCTGCACAGTGAGATAGTCCTTCCACGATTGCCTGACGTGAGGATTCCTGTGATGGGCGTACGCCGCGTCGAAGTTTCAGAGAGTGAGTTAATGCATCCACCAACGGATCATCCGGACCGGAGCAAGCAACATGTACAAGCCTGATTTGGAGCAAGTGGCTGTACTGATCAAGACTTTCTTGCGAGATGAATATCTTGCTGAGACAGTCCGTGTTATTGTTGATCAGTATCCTGAGCTCCAGATGATCATCGTTGATGATGGCGATATGACGGCTACCAAGCTACAGGCGTACACGATGCTGAAACAACAAGGGCACATCGTTATTCAATGCGCCTTTGATTCGGGCTTCGGCTACAAATCAAACAAAGGCGCCGCCGTCTGTGAGCGGCCATACCTTTTGATCGGCTCGGACGATTTCGATTTCGGTCCTGCACGACGTGGCATCGAGCGATTGGTCACAGTCTTGGATAATGATCCAGAGATTGCAATCGCAAGCGGCCGCGTCAATGGCTATCGCTACGAGGGCTGGTTGATCGATCAAGGTGGCAGGATCATCGAGCAGTATATTCGCTTCAATGCGCCCCGCTTTGTTGCGGGTGTCGAGTATCATCTGTGTGATCTTACGGTCAACTATTCATTGATCCGCAAAAGTATTTTAGGTCCTGGCCCCGATAAAATCACTTGGGATAACGATGTCAAGATCGGCGGCGGTGAGCACGGTGCATTCTTTGTGGACGTGAAACGGGCCGGCCATAAGGTTGTATATGTCACGGATGTCAACATACGTGAGCAGCTTTATAAGAAGACTGATCCACGGTATGCAGGGTTCCGTGGCCGTGCAAGGCGGCCGGAGCGGCCCTGCTTCGTGAAACGCGGGATACGGGAGTACGTGATGTTCGGAGGCGGAGTTGAAAAAGCATGAAGCTTCTGCTTGCAATCAAGGGCTGTGAGCGAGACGCTCTCAACGGCTTCCACCAGGCGCTACGGGATACATGGGTCAAGGACGTTGAAGGGGCAGACGTCCGTTTCTTCGTCGGCCAAGGGACGGTCAATCTCCAACCGGATGAGGTACGGATCAATTGCCCCGACGATTACATGGCATTGCCGCATAAGACCCGGGCGATCCTGTGTTGGTTTCTGGAAACCGATTACGACTTCATCTTCTTATGCGATACAGACACCTATGTCCGCCCTGATCGGCTGCTGAAGTCAGGTTTTGAAGCGTATGACCTTGTTGGGTTCTTTAATGGTCCAATAGGCCAACCTGATGCGACGGTTGGCGATCCAGGTCCTTGGCATCCGCGACATCCTCATTACGGAAATCAATATGCACGGTATTGGGCATGGATTTCCGGCGGCAATGGCTATTGGCTTTCTCGTCGAGCGGCCCAGTTAATTGTTAATGCGCACGATACTGGTGATTGGGCAGAGGATCGTGTCATTGGCCAGGTGCTCGGACCATATTTTCAGCGTGGCGAATTAAAGGCTTGGCATAATCCGGAGTACGGTCTTGTAGACGACAATGCGCCGTGGGCAACTTGGATTACCAGCCACTACTGCGCGCAAGGCATGCGGCGCCAGTTCGACCCGCGATGGATGCACGCACGGTACAATTACAATGTCAAGGGGATCAATCAATGATTCGAAGCATTTCCTTGTGGCCTGCCTGGGCGCGTAACATTGAAACCGTCAATTTATACTTTCCGACCATCATATTCAAAAATCATACGCACGGACCCGTGACATGGGTATGGTGGAAAGTGTTTTCTATTATTCCAGTCTGCACAGATTGCTATGCACCATCTATTGGCTGGAACGTGTGGATTTACACTCGATGGCATCGTGCAATATGCTTCGAGTTCTATGTCAGACGTGGATTAAGCCGCACTGAAGAATGGCCGAAGATGCAGCCTTTTATCGTCAAGGAAATAATGAAGAAGGCCCGCAAGGCTGAGAGGCAAATCAAATGAGTGCTGTCACGACTTATTTGATGGGTGGCTGCGCGAATCAGATGTTTCAGTACGCGGCAGGCCTCGCGCTGGCCAGGAAGCGTGATAGTATTTTGATGCTTGATCGCTCACGGTTTGAATCACCAAACGAATTTAGGATGTTCTCGCTGGATCTCTTCACAGGGACAAAGGATCTGCCTTATAATCTTTTGAATGGCCACATTATTCGTGAGGAGGGTCTACCCTACAGACCCGAGCAATTGAATGCTCCTGCTGGCGTACCTGTTTCGATGGTTGGTTATTGGCAGACCGAGAAGTACTTCATGGAGCTCAAGGAAGAATTCAAAGCAAAATTTAGGCCGGCAGGCGACTTGACACCGCATGCTGCTTCGACTTTGAGCCACATTCAAAGTGAAGGGCGCAAGAGTGTGTTTCTCACGGTTCGCCGCACTGATTACGTGAACAATTCCTTCCACGGCACACTTGGAATGGATTACTACAATGCGGCCGCGGATTTGATCGCACGTCAGGTTGAGGATCCTTGCTTCTTCGTCTTCTCGGATGAGCCAGGGTGGTGTGAGGAGAACTTCAAGCTCAAGCATCGCACAGTCGTGGCCGGCAACTTTGATCGGACTGTGAAGGGCCATCTCGGCCGCGAGGACTTGGAGCTCCACTTGATGAGTGCCTGCCAGCATGCGATCATGGCAAATAGCTCGTATAGTTGGTGGGGCGCGTGGCTAGGTCATGCAGATGCTGATGGGATCGTGATCGCGCCGAAGCGTTGGTTTTTGGACCAGAAAGCTCAAGAAGATTCACATGACATCATACCTGATAGGTGGATTCGCTTATGAATTTCGATCACTATGTTGTGTGGGGCTTCAAAAACTCTTATCACACCCACAGTCATATTCACGACGGCCTCTTCCGTGGGCTGAAGTACATGTTTCCGGATAAAGATGTCACCTGGCTCGATGCCGGATCCGGCGTTGACGTCGATCGGCCGAATACCTTCTTCATTACCAATCACGACGTGGCGCCGCAACTGCCTGCACGGCAGGATTGCTTCTATATGGTCCACGGTGGATCAGATTATGCACCTGTGCGTGATAAATTTTGGGGCCTTCGAGGGCACATGAGCTGGAATGTCTTTATCGACTGGACATATGCTTATGATGATTCTCAGCCATTCGGGCGCCGTCCGATCAATCGACCAGAAGCTATTTGGGTCGGAGAAGATGCACCTTATTTCCCAGCTTGGAACCACATGGATTTTCGGTGGGCGACTGATCTTACGCCGCCAGAGATTGAGCAGATGAAAGCTGGGGCTCGCCCACTGAATCTGGAAAGCCGGGTGATTAACTATGTGGGCACTTATTGGCGAGTTAATGAAGTTGAGATCAACCGTTTTGGGACTGCGTGTGCCCACAATGGAGTCGAGCTTCGGCACCTTGGTGCCGGCCAGGTTGACGATCGATACACCTGGCTCGGTCATCAGAAGGTCGTTAGTCCTGAAGAGAACATTCGCTTGGTGCGCGAATCGTACTTCGCACCCGCAATAGTTGGCTCGCACCACTTAACAGAAGGATATGCACCGTGCCGAATTTTCAAAAACATTAGCTACGGTCAGTTTGGTGTGACGAATTCAGAGAAAGTTAATCGGCTCTTCGGCGGCAGGTTAATTTGTAATCCAGATCCTTACCTTTTATTTAACATCGCGCGTGAGCGGCTACGGACAACGTCGCTTGACGAACTTCACGGTCTCATGGACTATGTCGCAGCCAAGCATACCTATGTTAACCGTCTCACTGCCGTTTTCAAAGCAGTTGACCTTGTGATGGAGGGAAAATGAAAGGTGCCCCAAACTTTAAGCAGTGGCCGGATCCAGTCTCGGGTCAGTGGAAAATCGATCTCCTTCGTTGGCTTGGGCAGACCACTGGCATAAAGACGCTGGTCGAGACAGGCACGTGTGAAGGTGTCACACCTTACAATTTGCGCAAAGACTTTGATGCGATCTACACGGTCGAACTTCATGCTGGCCTGTTTGAGCGATCGTTCAAATATCTTCAGCCTTTCAAGCATATTCACTGCTATTATGGGACAAGTCGCCACGCGCTGCACGCGATTCTTGGCCAAGATGTACATGCTGGGCCAGTCATTTTCTGGCTCGACGCACATTCGAGCGGCCCACATACGGCTGATGATGGTAATCCGCTTCCTGATGAGATTCGAGTGATCACCACGCTTCGGCCGGATGCGTTAATCGTTGTGGACGACATGATGGGCCTTGATCAGTTTCTTGGCCAGGTTAGCGACGTTGACTTTGGCGGCGATAATTACTGGCACATTGAGTACCGCACCGGTGAGATCATTATGCATCGCTCGGGACTCTACAACATTCCAGCGTTTGAGGAGTAGCCATGAATATCGATAAAGCAATGGCAATCTCGGATTATGATTGTCAAGAAAGACGGGATGAGCTCACCTGGCTTGCAGCACAAGCAAGCCAGCGTCACGCGATCGTCGAGGTGGGATCGTACAAAGGCTGTACAGCACGTGCAATGGCCGACAATACAGCCGGCACAGTTTACTGCATTGACACCTTTGCCGGTAGCGTCGGCGAGGTAGAAATGGCGCGCGAGCTTGCTGATCACGAGGAAGACTGGCTCTACAAAATATTCATCAAAAATCTGATCGATCTCAATAACGTGATCGTCGTCAAATTGCCTTCAATCGAAGCGGCCAAGCAATTGCGCGGCTACTTCGATATGATCTTCCTCGATGCGTCACACGATTATGCTTCAGTGGTTGCCGACATTGTTGCATGGAAGCTCCGGCTGGCTCCTGGCGGATTACTCTGCGGCCACGATCGACAGTGGGATGGTGTAGCTCAAGCGATAAATGAGTTCGTTCCAGGCCACAAGGTTGGCACTGGCGCAATCTGGTATGCATAATGATCATTGATGCAATTTTATTCTTCAATGAACTTGATCTCCTTGAGATCCGGTTGCATGAGCTCGCCTCGGTCGTAGATCGCTTTATCATTATCGAAAGTCTTGAGCCGCACGGTGCTCCGGGGCGACATGAACCAATTTTGCTCAAGAATTTAGGCCGTTTTGAAAGATTCAAAGATAAGATTTTCTATCGTGGACTTGCAAATCTTGAGCCACAACATACTGGTGCAAACTGCAGTTGGCCACGAGAGAATTTCCATCGCGATTCGATTCTACGTTACATTGACGCTAATGAACTTGCGAATGATAATGATATCTTGCTGATCTCTGATTGTGATGAGATTCCTCGCGCCTCAACAATTGCTGGTAATCTGCAGCGGCTGGGTATTGGTCTGCATTCTTTGTCGCAAGATTTTTTCTACTATGACGTGAATAATTATCTTGGCATCTGGCACGGTACGGTTGTGGGAACTGTGCGAGAGATTCGAAATGCAGGTGGACCGCAAGCTATCAGAAATCAGCGTGACAATGTTTCAGCAATTCCCGATGGTGGTTGGCACTTCAGCTACTTTGGGGGCATCGATCGAATTGAGAATAAGATTCGCAGCTTTGCGCATGCTTGCGAGGATACGATTAAACTTGCTGTCTGCCGCGGCCGCGAGTCCTTGATCGATGACGTATTGTCTGGCCGCGACCTATATCATAGATCAGGTGAAGGACGTCGCGAGTTTCGGCCGACGGATGATCTGCGGCTCCCGGAATATCTTCGAGCAAACATTGGATACTATCCGTTGTTCACTGAGGCAGGATTGAGGGCAGCATGCAAGATTTGATCCTGTCCGTCATCAAGGATCGTCGCTGGGCCGATCTCGACGTGTACGTTAAGTCACTCGGTGACTCCGGCTTCAAAGGTCGGAAGGTGATGCTTGTTGAAAACGTTGCCGCCGATACGGTTGATGCATTAACGCTGCACGGTTTCGAAGTCTATCACACGACGACGAATCCTAGCGTTCATTTCCAGACAGGCCGTTACGCGCCTGCACTGTCTTTCTTGCACGCGGCTCGTGGCTCTTTTCGCAACGTCCTTTGGACGGACGTGTGCGACGTCGTTTTCCAGACAAATCCAGGCCCAGCTCTCCAGAATGCAATGGGTGGCTTTCAGCTCGTTGCGATCAAAGAAGGCTGGCTGATCAAGCATCAGGACATCAACGATATCTGGATTAAGATGCTGGTGCCAGAGCAGCGGTACCATCAGCTCCGCGAAGAAGAGGTCCTCTGCAGCGGCACGATCGGCGGCTCCGCCGAAGCGATGGAATTCCTGTTTCAAACGATGGTTGACAAGATGCGCGGCATTAGTGCGATGCAGGGAATCGACCAAGGGCTTTTCAATGTGGTGGCCAGGACTGAGCCCTTCAAGTCGATCATTCGAATCCCCGAGCCGAGTGAAGCTTTCATCACCACGGCTGGCATCTTCCTTTCGCCAAGCGATCCGGCGATCTGGACGATTCCAATGCCATTCTTCGAACAGGAAACTGGTCGCGTCTTTACAGAAGCAGGCGGCAAGCCTTTTGTAATTCAGCACCAATACAATCGCCACCATGGCCCCGCAGATCCAAATGGAACGTGGAGGAGAAGCGTTGAGAATTATTGCCGCCATAATGGGTTGTGAGCTTCACGGGCGCGATGGACATCACCAAGCTATTCGTGACACGTGGGGCTCAGATCTGACAGGCTGGGCGGACCTACGCTTTTTCGTCGGTCGCGGAATCCAAGAGCTGCGTGCTGATGAAATTCGGCTTGATGTGCCGGATGATAAAGATTCACTGATATGGAAAGTGGAGGCCATGCTCAAGTGGTGTATTGAGCAAGGCTACGAAGCGATCTTAAAGGTCAACACAAATACGTATGTCAATGTTGCAGAGCTTAAGCTTCGTGGGCATGCGGCATACGACTACGCAGGTGCTGTGGTTGGTTACCTTGGCAAGATATATTCAGGCATTCCAAATGTATACGGCTTCGTGCAAGGCAGCGCTTCGTGGCTGAGTATGAAAGCTGCTAGGCTCGTTGTAAATGCTGGCGTTGCTGCATATAGTGAGCGCACGTATCGAGGCTTGCTAGGGTACACTGCATGGATCTCACCGTATCCTCACTCCGAGGATCTGTGGATCGGCCAGGTGCTCACACCACATCTTCATACACTGTCAACTTGTGTCGACAAGGGCTATGGCAACGGGCCACTAACTTTCTGGAGTCAATCAAACTTGATCAAGCTATATCGCCTTGCCGAATGGATGGGACGCTTGCATGCCGTCCGACATGACGCGACACAAATGTTTATCGTCAACGGCGAGTATCCGAAAGGGTGGCAGACATGAGGATTTTGATCACTGGCAGTTGCGGCCTTATCGGCGGCGAGGCCGTGGAGTATTTTGGGACACGTGGCCACGAGATTGTTGGCGTGGACAACAATATGCGCGCGCAGTTCTTTGGTCCTGCCGGAGATACGCTATGGAATCTTCATCGCGTGGCGCACAATGTGCCAAACTACAAGCACCACGAGACTGATATCTGTGATGGCTACGCACTGAATTACTACGTTTTTCAAGGCGCACCGTACGATGCGATCATTCACTGTGCAGCGCAGCCGTCGCACGACAAGGCACGGGAAAATCCGGAGCTTGACTATCACGTTAATGTGCTTGGCACGAAGAATCTTCTTGAGGGTGCCAAGAAGCACAATCCGAATGCAGTATTCATCTTTATGAGCACCAACAAGATTTATGGCAACTCGCCAAACTGGTGCAAGTTTTGGGAGCTGAATGAACGGTACGACTATGCGCACAATATGGTGCAGCCGGCAGGTGTTGATACGGTTGAAGGTGTAAGTGAAGGACTGGAGATTGACGACAAGGATCAAGAGCTGACCTTCGGCCTTCACAAGCTCGAAGCGGATCGTATGGTCCGCGATTATGCTCGCTACGGCCTAAAGACGGTTGTCCTCCGTGGTGGCTGCTTGACTGGCCCAGGGCACTCTGGCGTCGAGATGCACGGTTTCCTGTCTTATCTCGTGAAGTGTGCAATCACTGGTACGACGTACAGGATCTTCGGTTACAAGGGCAAGCAGGTCCGCGATAACATTCACTCCAATGACGTACTGCGCGCCATGGAAGAGATTATTAAGGCACCGCGGCCGGGCGAGGCATACAACATTGGTGGCGGCCGGCAAAACAGCATCTCCATCCTTGAGGCTATTGCTCTGATTGAGCAAAAGACAGGCCTGAAGGTTAAGACCGAATATGTTGAAGAAGCCCGCGTTGGCGATCACGTTTGTTATATTAGCGATCTGCGCAAGCTTCAAGCACACTATCCGAATTGGTCAATCACGAAATCGCTGGATGAGACTCTCGACGAAATGCTCCAGCAGAACTATTGGGGCAAATACTCTGATCACGAGGATACCAAGACTTACGACCTTAATGAGGACAGTCTGGTATTCGATGTCGGAGGCTATCGCGGCACATTCTCTGACGATATAATCCGGCGCTACAATCCACGAGTGCGGATTTTTGAGCCTGTGAAGGAATTTTTCGATGCAATCTGCCACCGCTTTAAGGACAATCCCAAGGTTCAGGTTCTTAATTATGGTCTTTCCAATATCACGAAGACCATTACCTTATACAAGCAGGGACAGAATTCGAGCGCATTTCGCGGAGGTCCGGATCAGCAGCAGTTAGCAGTGGATCCTATTTATGGTGCTCCAGTTCCTGAGATTATCGAGCTTAAAGATGCGAGCAGCTTCCATCATTGGGAGATTGATCTGATGAGCTTAAACTGTGAAGGGGGAGAATTCGAGATTATACCGCGGCTTATTAGCACAGGCTACATCAAGATGATTAAGAATCTCCAGATCCAGTTCCATCGGTTTGTTCCTGATGCAGATACTCGCCGAGATGCAATCCGGTCTGCTCTTTCTTTAACACACGAACAGCGCTTCTGCTATCCTTGGGTATGGGAGTCCTGGAAACGGCGATGAAGCCACTGATCGCAATTCTAAGCTGTAAGCGCGATTATGAGTTGGAAAGCCAGCAGCTCGCTACATTTCTTGCTGGTACTCAAGCCGATTATAAATTCTTTCGTGGCCACGGCTGCGGAAAGGATCGCGAGGACATTATTGTCTTGGATGCGGCGGATGACTTCGTCAATCTGCCCTTCAAGACGCAGGCGATGCTGCGGTGGGCATTAGAAAATGGATACACAAACATTTTCAAATGTGATACAGACACTTATGTCCAGATCGAGAGATTGCTTGCTTCTGATTATGCGTCGCATGATTATCTCGGCTACTTTAGTTATGACCCCGGCATCAATGCGTATGCATCCGGCGGTCCTGGCTATTGGCTTTCGGCACGCGCGGCCGCACTTGTCACGCAGGCACAGTTCATAGCGGACGTGTGGGCAGCCGCCGACCAATCGAAATCACTTCGTGGTGAAGATTTACAGGTGTGCTGGGCGCTACGGGACTCACAGATCCCTTGTTTCAAAGACGAGCGGTATAGGATGCGATCGCCAGGGCCACGCTACGATAATAACTATATCACAGTGCACGATGTCTGCCTGCCAAGTAAGGTCCATCGAGTCCCAATCGCTGATATGCAGTGGCGAATGTCATTCGGAGCACAATTGCGATGTCAGATTCCGTATCCAAGGCAGCCGGGCCGATGAGACGCGTGTTCAGCCCTCCATTGGCAAAAGTGGATTGGTATTGGTGCAACGAAGCCGGTATGATCGGTGAGGAAGCAAGCTTTGGTGACGCGTGGGCCATACTAGCCGCCGAGGCGATCGAGAGATGGCTCGTGGATCCCTCGGTCGCCTCCATTCTTGAAAATGCCGTGCCGTTGATTTATACGAGGCTGACCTAAATGCCGTGCCCGATGTAACCTTGCCACTTTTGTTGCCATTACTCATCTCTTCTCATCTTATAGGCATCATGTCTCCTGTTTCGGTAAATGACATTTGCCAAAGCATTGACCATCAAACTTTTGAATTGACCAGCGTTCACGAGGACGCACAAGACTAGCGGCCGAATTACGGGCTTCGACTTCTGAGTCAAATGGATAATAATCAATGTGCTTTCCTTTGATATCATCATCCCACTCGATGTGATAGTGGATCATTGGCATTAGCTCCTCTTGGATCGCGCTGTTGATGAAGAGCGTTAGATTTCGCCAGCATCTGCCACACAATTCGTAATCAGGAAATCGTCTGGTCCAATGGCGACGCTCTATCGTATTGCCAGCGTGATCACGTGCCAGGAAAGGGCCGCCGCAGATACTACATCTGTCCATTTTGGTAAAATGGGGGCGCCAGTCAGGCGCCCCCATAATGTTCAAGGTCGAAATCCGATTTCTTTGAAACCGGATGTGACACCTTGTTCAATCGACTCCCACAACTCTTCACGAGTTTTGGGTTGGATTTGAAGGGTTGCGCTGCCCAAGACAGCAGACGCAACACCACGCGCCACCGCGACTATGTCCTCTCGGGACAAGCGGCCTCCACCATTGCCTGATGCCACAGTCTTGCGTGTAGCCGCGGTTGCAGGCGTGCCAGCAACACGACGCGTGGACTCAAGCTTGATGCCCTGCGCAAGCAGATTTCGACGGACTCCCATGTAGGATCCGCCGACTTCTGCTGCAACAGCATTGATATTTTTCAGCTTGGCGTAGAGCTGCTTGACCTTCGAGGAATCGAGACGATGCAGGCCCGTAGTTTTTCGAAGCATTTTAACTTCTCCTTAGCAGTTGGACATGCCGGCCGATCAATTGGACGGTCATGCGAGACCAACGCCGCGACTATATTGGCTCTATCAGGCTATTGACAATAGGTAGGATCCTGTAATTTTGTACTTGGTACGAAAGTGCTATCAGTATTTTGGTACTAAAGTACTATTGCTGCAAATTCCGCAGCATGGTATGCTGGAGGCATTATGAAACCAATGCTTGCTGGTAAATGTGAAGTGCCTGGCTCGGTGACCTTTCCTGTCATCGTCTCACCCAAACTGGACGGCATTCGCGCCTTGGTTATTGCTGGCCAGCTCGTCTCCAGACAACTCAAGCCGATTCCCAACGCATATGTGCAGCGCTTGTTCCGTGGACTGCCAGAGGGCACTGATGGTGAACTCATCCTTGGTAGCCCGATTGACGATCCTTATCGCAATACGGTTTCGGCCGCGATGAGTGAGGATGGTGAGCCGACGCAGATTCGTTTCTACGTTTTCGATAACTTTCTGGCCGCTGGCGGCTTTATGACACGTTACGAAACCGTCTGCAAGCTCAATGGCAGGCCAGGGATCGTTGTGGTGCCGCATATTGCAGTCCACGACACAGACGAATTGCGAGCTTACGAAATCGCTCGTGTAGAGGAAGGATACGAAGGTGTGATGATCCGGTCTGTCAACGGACCGTACAAGCAAGGCCGCAGCACTACCAATGAAGGCTATCTGCTGAAACTGAAAAGATTTCTTGACGGAGAGGCCGTTATATTGGACACTAATGAACGTATGCGGAACGACAATATTGCAATCCACAATCTTCTTGGCCAGACTGCCCGGTCATCTCATAAGGAAAACTTGACCGGTCATGGTGACCTCGGAGCATTTGAGGTCCGTGGAGTGGAAGGCAGCGAGTACGCCGGCGTCGAGTTCAGCATCGGCACAGGACTGGATGCCGCACAACGGATCGCCTTCTGGAAGGTCCGCGATATGCTCGTTGGCAAGATTATTAAATTCAAGTACTTTCCGACTGGGAGTAAAGACCGGCCCCGCTTTCCAGTATTCTTAGGCTTCCGCGATCCGATCGACATGTGAGGTCAGTAATGAGAAAGCCAGAGCTCAACGCCTGGATTTGGTTGTGGCTTCTTCGCCACTTCCCATCATGGGAGAAGTACGCATGATTGATGACCGTCCGCACGTTGCAGTCACCTCACCGCGCGCGGTCGACAACAAGGCTGGCCGATGTGCACGCTGTGGGAAGCATCTTAAGCGCGGCTGGGAGGTCAATGGTGTGCTTTATGGCCCGATTTGCGTGCACAAGGTTTTCGTGCTCGAGTCGCCGCCCGGCCGTATATGGAAGAGTCGGCTAGCTTTGCAAAACATTCCGGCTAGCGACGGCAAGCTTGCGAAGGAAATTATCAGGCGCTTCTTCCAACCAGACCTTTTCGAGGACCTAGAAACTTCAATGGAGGAATGATGACTCAGTACGAAACCGAAATCGAGAAGGCCCACAATAGCAAATTGATAAATGATGCGATTGTCTTTGCGACTAATGCCCACCGCGGGCAGGTTGATAAGACAGGGCATATGTACATTGGCCACTCACTCCGCGTCATGCTGGCACTCGAGCCGCTTGATCCGCTCTATATGATCGTCGGTGTCTTGCATGATGTTGTCGAGGATACACGGCGTACGCTGGAAGATATCCAATGCTGTTTCGGTTTGAGAATCAGTGAAGCAGTCGATGCAGTGAGCCGTCGAGAGAATGAAACGTATCGTGACTACACACTGCGTTGTAACGAGCATCCGCTCGGCCGGATCGTGAAGATTGCAGATGTCCTGGATAACGCGAGTCCTGCACGAGCCACGCCAGAATTGAAGGGCTTGCAGAAACGGTACGACCTGACTATCGAGCTCATCACTGGCGGTCGCTTCAAGGCGGGGCCGTTTCCGAGCAATCTGCATCTGCTGGAAGCAGAGTACTATCAGACGAGGACACGCAAATAATGGAAGAGCTAATGATGTCGGACAAAGAGCAGTGGCTCAATACCTTTCAACGTCTTTCCCGTAGTAATGACCGTTGTGAGCGGCAGGTTATCAAGTGGACTGATTCTGTGCAAGATGAAGCCACAGGCAAGTGGAGCACGAAGTATTTCCTTGCCTATCCAAAGCCTTGAAGGAGTACTTTCGTACTATTGCCACTGCCGCGGCATTTTGCTTATGCTGCTCATATGACATATGTGCTGCTCATCGTTCTATGCGTGCTGATCTGGCTTGCAATTATACCAGGCAGCAGGAGGAGATCGTGAAACGCACACTAATAATCGTATTCCTTCTCATCATCGCTACTGGCCTGTTGATAGAGCAAGTAGCCAATGAACCGGGGCCGCGGGCAGTACGGATCCAGACAATCAAACAAACGCCTGGCACCATTACTCTGGAACTTCGTGAAGAGCGAATCGAGAAAGAGATCAAACTTGCTGCCAGGATCGCAAGGATGTTGTACCTGGCGCACGGCTGCAGTGATACTTATGCGGAATTGACGGCACGTGCTGCACACCGGCATGGGCTTCCTGTCCGGCTTGTAACGGCCGTGGTGATAGTTGAATCCACTTGTCGACCGAAGGTTGTGTCCAGTGAAGGCGCGGTTGGTTTGATGCAAGTGAGTCGAATCTGGCATATTAACCGCCTTCAGCTTGAGGATCCGGCTTTCAATCTTCAGAAAGGGACTGAGATCCTAGCAGGTTATACGCGGCAACACGGCGTGCGTGAAGGCCTTCACCATTACAATGGCCTAGGAGTTGGTTGCCCATCCTGTGATAGTGGATACGCCGACAAGGTCCTGCTTGTGGCCGAACTGCGAGTGCAGCCATGACAGACAAAGTCTATGAAGTGGTAAGAGGATCGTCGGATCGTGTCGTGCCGAAGGGTACGAAAGTCACGCTACTGACAATGGTTTGTGGCGATGGTAAGGTCCTTGTCCGGCTTCATCCACGAATGAAAACAACATGGGCCAATAGTTTCAGTATACCTTTTTCAGTGTTGCGGCTTGTCAAATAACGCTTGACAGGAATCTGGCTTTCACTATAGGATGTCAAATCTTCTAATGGCTCCAGGAAAAATCATCTCCATCGTGATCTGCGTCGAGTGCCTCGCGGCCAGCATCGCGTACTTCTTTCAGCGAGACTGGCACCGCGGCATCTATTGGCTAGGATCGTTTGCTGTGATTGCATCAGTCACATTTTAGGAGGCTCGATGAGCATTTCGAAAACTGCCCGGGCTAGTGCTGTCAAAACGCAAAAGGAAGTACACGTCGAGACGCGCACGGAAGCTATCAAAGCACTCCGCATCAATATCGATGCTGGCTTGCACATCGGTGATATGGGCCGGGTGCGTGAGCTTCTAGCCGACTATGACGATCGCGGTCTCGCTTTGAATGGAGCAGAAGCAGAAACTGATGAGCTCAAGGAAACCATCACACGTTTCAAGCAGGTGGTGGCAGCACACGGCATCGCTGTTGTTAATCTCGACGTACCCATAATGGAGGGATCAAGTGGCGAGAATCAAGCTAGCGAGTAAGCCCGAAAGCGAGCCTGCTGTCCTGCGTGAAGAGCAGCTTAAGGCCTGGCAAGATATCGTCCGGACAATTTTGCAAAAGGCCCAGGGGCTGAAAGCTGATGAGAATCCTGCAGTCCCAGCAGAAGGCCGAGGCACATACATCCGCTATGCAACTGATCGTTTTGGCCGGCTTGCGATGCCGCACGGTAAGGGACGGCTGCGGCCGCATCGCAGTCATAGGCTAATTCGTATGGCCCAGCTTGTACCTGAGCTCCTTGGCGTCGGCATGCGAGCAGAGTTCACCATTGCGGCCGCACGAGCAAAAGAGGCCGGCGAAGAAAACATCAAGCCTATCGATCAAGCAACGGTTACTCGCGTCCAAGCTTGGGCTTTGAAGAAAGCCCAACAAATTGTGGATAAGCCAACAATCTTAGCACGAAGGGCTGCCTTCCGCAGACAGAAAGCCTCCAGACGGATCAACAATGATCTCGTGCCTGGCAACGCCGTCCGTATTGCACACGCAGGATGACAATGACACCACATCAGAAATACCTCGTCCCTCGAATTATCATTCTTGTGGTCGTCGCAATGCTATGCATGCTCGCGGCTGCACGCGGGCAGGATGACACTTATACTGCGGACGATTTGACACCAGCTCAGGATCTTCAAGGCTTTGCCGAAAGCAGAGGTTGCTATTGGGAGGCTATGCAGCTCGATGGAGCTGCTGGGTTATGGACGTCAATTATCGCATCCGATGACGGAAAGCATGTGATCCGATGGAAGGAAGATGGCTATGGTGATCTTGCCGTTGAAGTGGCTGTCATCAAGGCCGATTTCTACAATTTTCCTCAGGGTCACGAGGGGCATGCAGACGATTCTGTCGACTAAGGTCAGTCACTGGCTTCTAGCGAGCGCCTGTACATTTGCCGCCTACAACTGCCACGAATACTTTCTAGTTACAGGCGAGAGTTTTGCTGTACTCCTCAGCATCTTCTTTGCACTATGGGCAATCGTGATTTTAGTCAAATTAGCAGTTGACTTGACGACTTATCACACAGAGGATTCCTCATCCAAATGATTACAATTGGTCGTAGATTTACGTTTGATGCTGCACACCGTTTGGGCCGCCATAATGGGAAGTGCTCCAGGCCGCACGGCCACACCTATATCCTTGAGGTGGAGGTCTCCGGCGATCCCATCACTGCTCCCTCGTCTGGCCAATCGATGGTGCTAGATTATTACTTCCTGAAAGATATTGTGCAGGAAACGATTCTCGACAAGGTCGACCATCAGGATCTCAACGTTGTGCTTCGTCCGTACTTCAATCTTAACCCCGAAACCGACAACGTCACCACGGCCGAGAATTTGGTGCAACTGTTTGCGCAGTTGCTGATCATACCCTTTGCAGCACATGGTGTGGCACTCTCAAAGGTCCGGCTGCAAGAAACGCCCATAAGCTGGGCCGAGGTGAAGCCTTGAAACTGTTGATCTTCGCACTTGGAGCTTTCTTTGGAGCAGGATCGGTCGTGATCTACTATGACAGCATGTGGGGCAAGTTCAATCATGCGAATGGACGCCGATGGGCTTGGCGACCTTACTGGAAATCAGGATTTTTCAAGAAAAGATGACAATGGCTAGAAGTAAAATCATAAAGAAACCGAAGAGTCTCTCAAAAGCAAACGCTCTATTCGATGCCATCCGCAAATTGCGCAAAGCCGGATGGATTGTGTCTGTAAAGATCGGGAGGATCGATGCCGCAGTATAAGAGTGATATTCGTCTTCGTCCAGGCTTCTTTAAGCTGGTCGAGCTAATGGAAACGGTGCAGGGCGAAGGCATCTACTCCGGCGTCCCCAGTACTTTTGTCCGGACCGGAATGTGTAACCTTGAATGCCCAGGTTGTGATACGGTCTGGGATGAGTGGTCAGAAATACCGATCGTGGAAGTGAGGAATCGAATCAACAGTCACAAAGCGCATCATATCGTTTTCACAGGTGGTGAGCCGCTATTGTGGCAGAATATGCTGGCAAGCCTTGTGTCGATCTTGTCCGACTGTTATACAATGACGGTTGAGAGCAATGCTGCAGTGCCGATTCGAAATATGGATCTGGCCCATCGCCTTGACCTGTTTAGCTTCTCTCCAAAGGTCGGGACACTTGGCCGCGACGAGAAATTCTCCTGGCAGACCTGTTATGAGAATATCGCTCTCACGGCAGACAAGTGTCAGATCAAGTACGTGCTGGACCCCTTCATCAAGGAAGATGCAGACCGTGTGTTTGAATTCCAAGCCAAGATTGATAGCTGGAAGCGCAACGGTCACTCATTGATTCCCGATGAGCGAATTTTCTTTCAGCCTTATGATCGCGGTTGTATCGTCAACACTGCCGACCGGTCGGTACCTGGCGAGCCTATCTCGATCAGGACCGTGCCGATGAATGAGCACACATATTCGCAAGACCTCGCCGCATTGACGCGGCTTGTGATGGAGCGATCCGGCTCGCGCTTCCGTGTGATGCCACAACTCCACAAATATCTACTTTTCCGCTAAGGAATCGAGGGCAACTTGGTTTCGTTTGAACAGGCAGTAGCCGAAGAATTGATTCGTCGAATGCTTTTGTTGATCGAGCCAGCTAATGAATTGCGGCCAGGGCTGGTGGATACACCCAAACGCGTCGTTAAGAGCTGGGCCGAATTGTACGCGGGTTATGCACAGGATCCGGCTGCTATTCTCGCTCGGCAGTTTGATCAAGAAGGTTTCAAAGTTGATGAGATAGTGCTGTGCAAAAATATCGACTTTTCTAGTGTCTGTGAACATCACGTGTTGCCCTTTAGAGGTAAGGCTCATGTCGGATATATTCCAGGAGAGCGAGTCGTAGGACTCTCAAAACTTGCGCGGCTGGTGGACTGTTTCGCCAGGCGATTGCAAATTCAGGAGAAGCTAACGAATGAAATCGCTGATGCACTCGTTGAGCATTTGGGACCCGTCGCAGTCGGTGTCGTGATTGAAGCTCAACACCTATGCATGTGTATGAGAGGAGCAAATAAACACGGTAGTTCGATGGTGACCAGTGCATTGCGAGGAGCTTTCAAAGATAGTGATTCAGCGCGTCAAGAATTTATGTCTCTGATAAGAGACTAAACGGTCGCTGCACGTACGCAGCAAATCTAGAATAGGAGCCTCTATGGCTAACATTCAACTGAAGAACGATAAGAAAGAGTATCACGTCCCCAACGAAGTAGCACAGGCGTTGCTTGAAAAGGGCCTGGCGACTGTAGTGGGGCGCCGCATTACGAAAGCAGAATATGCAAAAATCGAAAGTGTCTTTGCCACTGAGGAGGCACGCAATGTCTTCATCAGAGAATTGGTGGCGAAGAATTTCCAACGATTTTGCAGATTCGCGTCGGGTGCAGCAATCGAAGGCCCTGCTGGAAAGCCGTTTTACATGCGGCCCGCGGAACGTGCCTTGCTTGTAGAAAATATATCGGATGATCTGCTTGCTGAGATCAGAAGAAAGAGCACACTCTAATGTTTCACGAGTCTGCTCCTCGCGTTAACCGGATTAGCCCTAAGCTGATGGAACACTTGCTCAAGGTAGGCCCCGATATCGGGGTCTACTTTGGGCTCAAAGGCCAGGCACGTTGTACTGGTTGAGAAGCAATATCTGCCAAGCCTCTTCCTGCAGGGATTCGTCCTGCAGCTACGAAACAAGTTGGCGTGTCGTTGGGAAACAAGATTTGGTATCAATGGCTTGGATCCTCATACGCTTCCTTCAGGCGTCGTGTTCGAAGACGGCCAACGCCGTCATACACGGTCCTGACTTTCCACTCATGCTGATCAAACGAGGCATTGCAACTATATCTCGTTTCCCGAGTGACTTCAGTGCCTATGAGCGAAATGTTCTGAGTTCAGGCCTCCAGCCGCCAATCTTCGAATGAGACTATTTATCGCAGGATCATTAGGTGGCATCGGGCAGCGGAAGCAACTTTACGCGTCCGGTGCCGCCCATGTCCTGCTTTCAGCGGGTTGGAGCAATGCACGTGAGACAGCACGAATCCTGGCCGAAGGGAAAGAGCGAATGGAGCTTTTCGTAGCGGGGCTCGGCAACGGTGACGATCTCTGGAAGTCATCGCGTGCAGGTGGCGTACAAAATATCCTTTGCTCATTTGGTCACAACACGTCTAAGATGACGGCAGATCACTTCTCCACAAGGGACCGCAAAGACGATATGAAGCTTTTCATCGCAGGCAATTGGGGCCCTGACCTGCAGCGCGAGGTCTGTGAGGAAACAGGAGAGCACAATCTCCTGTGCACCAATGCCCACAAAGGCGCACAACAATTGGCCGAGGACTTCGCTACAAAGCAATTTGAATATCACCTCTTGATTGATTCTGGTGCTTTTACGGCCTGGCGTCAAGGCAAGCCAATTGACCTCAAGGATTATATTTCCTACGCAAAGCAGATGCAAGAGAAGGCCGTCTGCCAGATCGAGTTTATCGGCCTAGACGTCATTGCTGGCTCTTATGCTGACGTGACTGCAACTCCTCCTAAATATCCGACACCAAGCGAGCTCGAGGTCGCTTGCGATCAAGGCTATCGCAACTGGAAAGAGATGGAAGCCGCAGGCGTGCCATGTATCCCGACCTTCCATCGTGGTGATGATTTCAAATGGCTTGTGAAGTTAGCTGAGGAAGTGAATGTGGGCGAGCGCCTCTGCCTTGCACCGAAGGTCGACGGCTCTCGTGTCGACGTTAAGATGGTGTGGCTGGATAAATGCTTTTGCATCTTACGTGACATGGCTCGAAAGGGCGGAATGAATGAGTGGGAGCGCTGGCGAATTCATGGCCTGGGCATCTCGAGTCAGGAGATGATGGAGGCGTATCCCTTCTTCTCTGTGGACAGTACAGGGTGGCTTTGGGCAGCACAGAATTGTGGTTATCGATACTTCGATGGCCAGCAGATGCAGACGCGCCAGAAGGTTGACGGTTGGAAACAGTTTAATTGCATTCACGGTAAGCTTGCTTGTATTCACGATGACAAGTTCAGCATCGAGTGCCGAAGTAAGGATCGGCCGGCCAGTAACCATAAATTCAAATATGATCCGCCGCCCTTCGACTTCGACGAAGTTGCAGTGCCACTTTGCGAGCTTTGCGGGAAGGCTGAAGCCGGTCACGATGAAGCCCAGCCAGAAGTCTGTTCTTTGGAAGCCGGTGCATACTGGTTTGGCCAGGAAGCGATCCGAGCAGATGTCAAGCTTGCAGATCATGTTACCCGGCACTGGCAACGCCGCGGTGTGCACTTTGATGAAGAGATCTTGGAGCAGGCGATCGATCCGCCGAATCTTAAGTGGCAAGAATACTCCAACGAGGATGTCAAGGATCAGCCACGTGCCTACGCATCAGACACTGCAATTCAGTACGAAAGTACTATTGCATGAAAACGGGATATGGGATATGCTGCATGTAGATCAAAGGCGCGTCCCCGCAATTGATCCACAGTGATACGTTGAAAGGTGCCAAGTGACTATCGAAACAGCCATCGAGCAGCTTGTTTTCGTCAAAGGTCAAAAAGGAATTCACAAACTACTCGAGCAGTCAGGATGCCTCAGCTTCGTTGAGAGTGAAGTTGGAAGGTCATTCTGGATCGCCAGCGAAAAAGTTAAGGTGGCCACATCGAAATCTTTGCTTCGCAAAGAAGCGAAGCAGAAAGCCATTGAAGAGACAGCTCGGTTGACGGAGGCTGCCATTGTGCAAGCCGTGGAATATCTCGTCGCGATCATGGATGACGTGCATCTTGCACAACCCATTATTCCAACAGAAGAAGCTGCACACGAGTTCGAAACGTATTATGCAGCAAGAACAAGGGAACAGGTTGCTTTCAAACCCTCACCCGGCCGCTGGGGCAAGAGTTGGGGAGTTATATTTCCCTATCTTCTCTCCGGAGCTGCACCCTTTCCGATCATTACGGCTGGCAAGGTTGGACACCGCGGACCACTTCATGCTCAAATTCCTCAAGCTCGACTTTATGGTGGTGTCTGCCACTTAGATAATACAGAAGTGACGCTACGGTTGATTGATCGCGGCCTTCGCTTCCCGAGTGAGATCAAGATTATTCAGGCCCAGGCAGCCTAACCGAATTCGTGGGCTGTGAACTTCCTTAGCAGGAGTGTTGTCGAGACCAACACTTGTCCGCAGCCCACGACTACTTTCCCAGGAGATCATCGAATGGATTCTCAGCTCGGTATCACGCTCCGGCCATCAAAGTTTGATGAGATCATCGGACACGATGACGTCGTCAAGACGTTGCAAACGAAACTGGACAAGGGTGAAGTGCCACGTGCGTTGATGTTTGTCGGCCCGCCAGGCACAGGAAAGACCACCCTAGCCAAGATTATTGCACGGGCAGTCCAGGGTTGGGACTTTCCTGCTGATGAAGAGCCGGACGGGATCGAGCTTAATGCCGCGCATTGCCGCAAGATCGAGGATATCCGCAACCTCGTTGACGAAACCAACACGTATCCGATGCGTGGCAAGTATCGTGTGATCATCCTGGATGAAGCCCATCAGATCACGAAAGATGCCCAAAACGTCCTGCTGAAACCTTTCGAGGCCGCCAACTCGGCGACCCTTTGGATCATCTGCACGACTGAGACCAACAAGATCCTGCCTGCGCTGGTGTCACGGTGCCAGGTGTTTCACCTTGGCAGGATGAATAAGAAGAATATCCACGACCTATTGCAGCGTGCCGCCGCACATCTGGGGCACGGCGAATTCATCGAGTTCGAATCAGAGGCTATCCGCCAGCACCTGGATCAGCCGCGGCCTTTGCTTAATGCCTTCGAGAATTATCATAATGGCATGGACTACAAGGATGCAATCAACAGCCAGCTCCAGACGTATTCTTCGAATCACTTCGAGATCGCAAAAGCTGTGGTGGCTGGGTCATGGGACAAGGATGGCAACGTGTGGGGCCAGCCGTGCAAAGCCGTCAAAACGCTCCTGGCCGAGCTTGAAGAAGCCTTCAAGAAAAAGAGTGATGAGCCCGGTGATACCGCCGAAGGTGAAGAGCTTGTCGATAAGGATGACTCGACAGGTGGGCGGCCGGAAGCTGCACGCGGAATCAGGGCGATCGTCGCTGCTCTCTTGAAGAATCAGGTGATCAAGCACGGAAGTATGAAAGCTGCAGAGGCCTTGCATATTATCTCGCACAGTGCGCCTCCAAGTGCTTTTGATACAGGTCTTGAGTGGCCAGCAACGGTTGGCGGGCTCCTGCGCGTCAACCAAAAGATGCAAGGAAAATAGGAGACTCAATGCTCGACAAAATCTTAGTGATCAAAGAGCTTCGTGATAGATATCAGGTCGCGTACGATAGCCTGCCGCATTCCAGCATCCTTGCCAAACGCGTGCATGGTGCCTTGGTGGCACTGGACGAAGTCATCGCGATTCTTGAGATGAAGGATCCGGCCGAGGACGGCCCTGAGGTTGACATTCTCAGAATGAAGATTGGGAGTGCGGATTCTGTCGAAGGCATGCTTCCGACTATGCCTCTTAAGAATGTCGCGCTTCCTGCTGGCGGTGGCTTCAAGATCGTCCACGAGGTGACCTGTGAGAAAGCTTCTCTTCCTTTTGGTACTAGCCGCGATTAGTGGCTGCTATTGTCCGCTGCCACACAGGACACCAGCATGTGATTGTCCTAACCATGTGCATTGCGTTGACTGCCCACTGATCGATGCGTAATCTATTGTGCTGGCTTGGGATTCACGATTGGGATGATTCCTATTGGCCATGGTGCCATCATTGTAAACGGCCTAGCGACACAACTGCAAACACATACAGGAAGGTCAACGGAAAATGGATTACTCGAAGCAAGGCGTAGGCTGCCGTCTGGTTACCTACCAGGATCAAAGTAGATCGGCGGAAACTTTAGTTGTGGGAGTGATGTCTTGATGAATTATTCAAAGAGCGGATTAGCATTAATAGAGAGCTTCGAAGGCTGTCGCCTGATTGCCTATCAGGATCAGGTCGGCCGCTGGACAGCAGGATACGGCCATACAGTGGGCGTCAAGCAAGGTGACACGTGCACGCAGGCCCAGGCGGAGGCTTGGCTAACTGCCGACACAGCTTGGGCTACCGCATTTGTGAATCACATTGTCAAGGTGCAGCTTACTCAGGCTGAGTTCGATGCTCTTGTGGACTTTACCTTCAATCTCGGTAGCGGATCCTTTGAGAGCAGCACGTTACTAAAGCTTGTGAATGCTAGAAACTTCACTGCTGCTGCCGCAGAATTCGACAAATGGGATCACGCAGGTGGGAAAGAAGTGGCCGGCTTGCTCCGTCGCAGAGAAGCTGAAAGGCAGGAATTCATTGAAGGCCAGGATAATAATCAAAGCGCTCCTGCGTGAGCCGCAAGAGCATTGGGAGTACATCTTTCCAAATCGCTTCTACTATTCGGATCCCAAAGAGCTCCACGATTACCTAATCAACCGGCTGGCGAGGATCCGCGGCGAAGGCGGTGTCTTCTACTTTCCTGACCCACTGGAGGCCCGGCACATTTCCAGTGAAAGAATAACGGACATCAGTGTAGTCGCAGTCCCGGAAGAAGAGACGCCTGAAGAGATTGAGCAGCGCGGAGTGGCAGTTGTACTTCAATATCATCCTCAAAAGTGGGTGCAATAATGGCAAAGGGTGACGCTTTAGCAAGTGGAGCAAAGTCAGCAACGTTTCCAACCGGAGGCAGTAAGCTGACGCAAGCGCAATGGTCCGAGATTTTCAATGAGAAGCCAACACGCAGACAGAGCGGCACAGTACGCAAAACGCAAGGCAGAAAGACAAAGTAAGAATCTTTGCTTTCAGTGTGGGAATGCGCCGCGACCAGATCGTCTCACATGCCAAACGTGTGCTGATAAAACGGCAGCGTACATGGTACGCGCTGCTGATCTTTATGAGAGCGCGCGTTTGAAACATGCTTACGGTATTACGCTCGATGATAAACGTAAGCGTTACGGAGCGCAAGGTGGTGTGCAAACTTTGCCAGAAGCCATTAACACTCGACGAGGCGCACGTCGATCATTCGCATCTTACTGGTGAGGTTCGCGGGCTAATTCATCGGCGATGTAACATTCTCATTGGCTACATTGAGAGTGATTTGTTCACGAAAGCTAAAGTTTATTTGGAGCTTGAATGACAAACCTCCCAAACCTAAGACCGCCAACCGCGTGTAAAACACCAGGTTGTAGTGGCCTCGCTATCGAAGGGTCGAAGTGTGAAAAGTGCAATGTACCCGATGCTGCGCCGCTAAAAGATCAACACAAAGAGTGGCGGCATCTCTACGATTCTGCACGCTGGCGCCACCCGATGAAAGGCCTACGGGCCTGTATTTTACGTCGCGAGCCGATCTGCACTGAATGCAATAGAGATCCGTCGACTGTAGCTGACCACATCAAAGATCATCGTGGCGACCCAAAGCTATTTTATGATCCGAAGAATCTTCACGGACTCTGTAAGAGCTGCCACGACCGCAAGACAGGTAGTCAGCACGGTCAAGGTGATCGCAAGCCAATGCGGCCAGTCTTAGAAAACGGTTGCATAAGAGATTTTCCGCTTGACAATGTACAGCAACACTAGGAGTCTACACTGATGAATTTTACCAAGCTTGCAGGTTACCTGGGAGGCCGGACCCACGCATACCTGCTCTTCTTCACAGCCTCCGGCACTGTCCTTCACATCTTCCACAGACTTGACCCGATCTATATCGGTTTCGTGACCACGATTATGGGCTTTGCTCTAGGCCACTCGGTGCAGGAAAATCATTATGACAAAGATGGCGGAAGTGTTATCGTTTCGAATCCCACGCCAGCCGGGCCACAAGCAGGATCAGGATCCTGAAGCGCCTTATGTCTTTCACGAGCATTCGGCCGCGAAATCATCAACGAATGTCGTGGCTTGGCGCTGCATGCAGTGTGGCTGTGAGACATCTATAGCTGAGCCAGGCTGCGAGTGTGAATGCCATGCGGGAATATGAAAGCACGGTCACTGTTTGGTTGAAGAAGGGCAAGCTGAATCTGCGCATGATTTCTTGCCCCGAATGTGGCGGCGAGGTCCGGCGCAGACCCGGTGGCCGATACGTTTGTGAATGTGGTGCAGAAACGACATTGGAGCTATCTGATGAGCAAAAAGCACAAACACGCAACTAGCGTCACTTCACCGATCGTGCCCTTAGCTCAAGGGAAAGAGCAGCCCACTTCTAATGGGCAGGTTGCGGGTCCGAATCCCGCGGGGCACACCACTTTCAAAGCTGGCGAGATAGTTTGCGAGCATGGAAATAGACCATTTGAGTGTCTACTCTGTCAGCGGAAAGGATTGAAGCTTTATGAAGCGCTTGCACAGTCTTCATTCCTTCATCGTGTTGCACGACCATTCGCCGCGGGAGTGTTTTTGGTGTCTGATGGTTTACGGTTTTGGACCGCAGATGCACTTACATTTGTTCCGGTTTTAGTCGAGATGCAGCTTGACACAGCCAAAGAGCGCACCGAGCCGATCTGGCATCCAGTCGTCGGCACCGAAGCCGGCTGGAAGATGGCATAAATGATAGCATTCCCTTGGAGCCTTGTCCGTGACAGAGTCGTGGACGCCGCCGAGCACGCCGGAGCGAAGTGCATCTTCAAGCAACTCGAAGGGAAAGCTTATCGAAAAGCTCTTGGTCAAAAGCTTGTTGAGGCTGCACACGAGATCTATGCTTCAAGGGTTCAATGGCAACGCGAGGACGCGATTGCCGATCTGCTTGATGTTCTTGATGCATATCAATTGGCTCACCTTGTCCGCCCGATCGAGATAGCTGCCGTCCGGAAGCGTAAGGCAACTCTTCGCGGCGGCTTCAGTCTTGGCATAAAACTTTTCTGTATTATTGGTGAATATGCATATGGGGATCGAAAGGCTCTTCACAGAAAGTCAAATTAAGCTTCGCGTTCGTGGACTTGGGCGCGAGATCGATAGCTATTTCTTTGGGAAGCTGATCGACCAGCCGCTGACCGTGATCTGTATCCTTCGCGGCGGCGTTATCTTCTGTGCAGATTTACTTCGAGAAATCAAGGCTCCGATCTATCTGGATTTTATTCGTGCTTCGAGCTATCGTGGCACGACATCTGGGCAAGTGTATCTCGGGCAAGACTTTCCTAACTCTGACTGCCTTAAGGGCCGCAATGTACTCGTTGTGGATGATATCTTGGACACAGGCAAGACGCTAGAGAAGATCTGCCATGACCTTAATCAGTACGATCCGATGCAGATTAGAACATGCGTCCTCTTCGATAAGCCAAGCCGCCGCCTCATATCTCACAATGCTGACTTCGTTGGCTTTACGATTCCTGACCAATTTGTCTATGGCTATGGAATGGACCTTGACGAACGCGAGCGCAATCTTCCAGACATTTGGGCCCGAAGCAACTCTTGATCTTTTGCGTGGGCTCCTCGCCTGGGTCTGCACATTGATCTTTGTCATTTGGTTTCTAGGACCAAGGCCTCCCGATGAAGATAGTTGATCCTGGCCATATCTATTCTCTGCGCGTATTGGATAACCATTCTGGTTACGGTAAGCTGCACAGGATCACGTTCGTGAAACGTCAAGGGGCTGCTTACCCTGGCAATATTGGCCGGCATCCTGGCACGACGACGCAGGAAGTGCTGCGTGCGTGCTACGATAGGCTCAACTGGGTCTATCGTCAACTGCCCTCGTGGCAAACCTGGATTTCTATTCGGCTAGTGGGAACGACAATTTGGCTGCTCGAATATCGCGCAGCGAGGAGACACGGACAACATGTTCCAAGATACAACGAAGCAATCAACGGCACAGCCTGTCAACATTGCGGTCATATTGGGTGCAAAGGAGCCTGCGGTCGTCCCTGAGCCGAAGTATTGCGTTGGCTTTGCGTTCAGCGTGGACTTCAAGTACGTCGTGTTGATTCGGAAGAATCGGCCGGCCTGGCAAGCTGGCAAGTACAACGGGATCGGTGGTCATGTGGAGCCAGGCGAGACGGCTTTGGAAGCGAACATTCGCGAGTTCGAGGAAGAGACTGGACTCAAGATCGGTGCAGAAGAGTGGGGCCACTTCGCAACCGTCCACCAGCCCAAGGGCGTTTGCGCGTTCTTCCGAACTTTCACAGACACGATATGGAAAGCCAAGACGATAACGGACGAGCTGGTGGATGTTCGTAACGTCTCATTGACCGTGCAGGGCGCGTTGTCACGCTGGCACAGTGAGCCCGTGATGACCAACCTCGGCTATTTACTGCCGATGGCTCTTGATTTCGAGCTCACACATACGCCCCTCGTTTATGCTCCTAACAACTAAGCCGGATCTTGATGACAGGATTATTAAGATCCTGATCGGCATTGTATTCCTCTTCGTCGGCAGTTTGATGCATCAGCTTGCCGACTTTGCTGGGTTGAATTTTGTCAACTGGCTCAAGCTGAAGAAACGGAGAAAGTATGCCAAGTTACGCCGCAATAATCATCCCAAAAGACGATAAGTATCTCACCTTTTATCATTCGAAGCTGCATTATTGGGGCTTCCCTGGTGGCAAGGTAAACGAAGGTGAGCAGCCGATCGCCGCAGCCGCCCGTGAGCTCGAGGAAGAGACTGGTCTCCAGGCAGACGGGCTGCGCTTGATCGGAATCTTCAAGCATGAGAAGTTTGGCGATATGTGGATCGGCCACTATTTCGCACTAACAGCCTCACAGTTTGAGGCACAGATCATGGAGCCGGCGAAGATCAGTGACATGCAATATTTTTCATACGAAGAGCTCGTGGCTCACGAATGCTATCCCGAGCATGCAGCAGTGAAGCTGCTTGAAAATAATGCAGGCGTGACGTTTCGAAGTTATCAGGCGGCGGCCTGGGCTACTGCAATTTATCCAGGCCAAGACTCACTTCAGGGAATTGTTTATTGTGCATTAGGGCTGGCAGGTGAAGCTGGTGAGGTTGCAAACAAAGTGAAGAAGCTTCTCAGAGACGCTGACACGCCCGAAGCCCGTGACAAAATTCTTGATGAAGCTGGTGATACCTGCTGGTATCTTTCACAGCTTGCTAATGAGCTCGGCGTGCCACTCGATACGATTGCGAAACGGAATCTTGAGAAGCTGCAAAGCCGCGCAGAGCGTGGCACACTCAAAGGTTTAGGAGATAATCGCTAAGAATTTCCTTGACAAATCTCCTTTGCTGCTGGATGCTGCTTGGGCTTAGAAACGCAGTTTAATAACAGCTCGAGAGACTCACCTCGAATGAATCAGCGGATGCCAGATCCCACACAAGCCTGTCAAAGGCCTGCTGGCGTCCGCTGCTGTTTTCACGGGAGGCAACTATGCGGAAAATCAACTGAGCTGGTCTCTGAAATGATAATCAGATGAAGCTTTGCGGCCAGTCGAAACGCAGGACAGTGGAGCCAATAGGCTAGGAAGCGCTGCGCAGTAGACTGGCCGATTTGTTTGGAGGAAAGATGTTTGAGCGACTGTTTAATACGGCAGAACTGGCTCGCCTTCGTGTTGAGCGTAACCTGTTGGTCAAGCTAGTCAGAGAGCTGGCTGCAGAAAATGATGCTCTCATTCTTCGCTTCTCTAATTACAAAGAAACAGTTCGTGCAGTTGCTTTGTGGCGTGTGATTCGCGATTATTTCTTGCCTGCCGAGGTCATCAGCGTTGAAAGGCCACTATTGGCCGCCTGCAAACGCTTTGGTGTGAAGACACCTGATTTTACGTGGTCAGAAAAACAGGCACGTAAAGCTCTTCTGGATGCACAACAGGTTTACGATCAGGATCTGGGCAGATGATCGTCTGCGTCCAAATGCCAAGTGGGGCTCGATCACGCGGATATAGGTGTGGGATCGGCTCACGCAAAGAGCAAGATCGCAATCCTCAAGCGTGGTTTAATATGGTCCGCCAACAGCTCGACGTACCAGGCGCCACAACGCTGCTTTGCACGGATGACTACAACGAAGTGGAGAGATGTCAACTATGACCGGTGCCATACCACTTGAGCTTCGCGACTGGTCTGAAAATGTCATCCATGTTATGTATACTGTTGCTGTGCCACGAAAGGGTGAAACGCTTCAGTTGCCCGGCCAGCCGCTGTTAATGATCCAGCAGGTGCGATATCGATACGAGCAAGCCGATTGGATTCGGCCGGTGGTAGTTCTCTATGTATGCAAAGCTGCTTAGCAGAATCCGATTTCGGTGGCCGGTTTACTCGGAGCCAGTCTCTAACTTGTGTTTCCCGGCGGAGTGGCTGCTGGATATTTTCAACGGACCTTGCACTGAGTCCGCCAAATGCGTCGCACAGTCTGCTGAGCAGTTTCACTATGTGCCTGATCCAGCTTATAGGATCGTCGGCTGGGCAAATGTTGTGATCTGCCTAGGTTTGGGAACATTAGGGGTGATGTTGCTGCGATGGATCCTTTTGTCTATCGGCCTGTAGGAGTGAAGGCCTCGATTGATTGCTTCCGCGGCCATTATGATTGGCTTTCGAATATGTACATCAAGCCAATCATGTATAATGGCGTGTGCTTCAATGCCAGCGAAATTGCTTATCAAGCACAGAAGACCAACGATCCCGAGATTCACAAGCTTGTGGCAATGATTCTAGATCCTTATAAAGCGAAGAAAGTTGGCAAGACGATTCCCCTTCGGCAAGACTGGAATCAAATTAAGCTTCACGAAATGTACGCGATTCAGCGAGTGAAGTTTGGGGATGAGCCTCTACGTCAGCGGCTCCTGGATACATACGATGCTCAGCTTATTGAAGGAAACAACTGGCACGACACTTTCTGGGGTGTTTGTTTTGGCTGTCGCCGTTATGGTGAGCATAAGCCGGTGGGCGAGAATTATCTGGGGCTTTTGATCGAAGATGTTCGGATGATGTGCGCCGAAGAGCCAAGGCTTCGCAATGCTGGATGAGCTTGGCGCTTGCAGTTCTCACTCTGGAGAGATTGATGTTGAACTGTAAGCTGGATGGCGAAGAATTCGAGACCAGGGATGCAGCGATGGAACATCTGCACGATTCTCACTCCGACCTCATTGATGAAGAGCTGCAGGAATACATCTCTGATGCCGAAGAAGTGATCTACGAAAAGCAGATCGAAGGTGAGGAAGAGGAATGATTGAATCGCTGCTCCACGCTAAAGTAGAAGCCGATGAATCTCAAGCTTCGCGGTCCTCTTAGTTTCACGATTGCAGAGGACGGTACCTATACATGGGATTGTGATGCGAACTTTCGTGATCTGCAAGATGCGATTGAGGCTCTCCGCATCGCCATCGCACAGTTAGGGAAACCAACAATAAATGGGCCTACACTCGAGCTTTTCATAATACTGAACAACCAAATCATAGGAGCGAAGATGGTCACTCTCACAGATAAACAGACATACAAGATCCGAGTCAAAGATGAGCTTGATGCAGATGGCTTCACGATATCCGCGGCTGGCCCATTCACGTTTGAGCTAAACGATACATCGCTAGGCGTGCTGGTGGACGATATCGACGGCCTTGGCACTCAGTTCATACCTCCACAGTCGCCGTCAATCGGCCGGCTGGGAACAGGCTTCATCACAGTTCGTGACTCAAGTAATGGCTTGACAGCCGTGTCGAACTTCACGACAATTGGTGGATCGCCAACGGTCCTTGAGATAACTGAAAGTCAGCCGACATAAACGTAGGCTTCATAAATGCTGACCCCAAATTTGCTTTCTGGATTTGAGCTTTATCCGCTGCCGATGCTGGTTAAAGTACTCGTTACCGGAAGCCGAGGGTGGACCGACAAGGGAATCATTCGGTCGGCATTGATAGACTGGCACGCCACTCATGTTGTACACGGAGCTTGCCCGATGCGAAATATCGCGCCGTATAAGCAGCGGCCGATATGGGCTGGTGCAGATGGCTTGGCAGATCAAGCTGCAAAGGAACTCGGAATCTCGATTACTTCATACCCAGCAGATTGGCATCATCTTGGAAGGCGCGCTGGATTCATCCGTAATGCGGAAATGCTGCGGACAGAAAAGCCAGATGTTGTGCTGGCTTTTTGGGACGGAAAAAGCAGCGGTACAGCCCACATGATTACTCTCGCTCGTAAAGGCAACTATCGACTCAAAGTGTATCAGGAGGAAATATGATCAACGGTGGAGCAGCAAAAGCAATCGAGCAGGTTGTAGTAACCGAGCGTACAGACGAGCAGCTCAAACAGCTTGCCGTCTATTATTCTTATGCATCTGGCATTCAGCAGATCGCCCCTCTGTGGGAACGGTTTCTGAAGCTTGAGCGATCATTTGCAAAGCATCTTCAAGCGGCTGGCGAGTCTCAACTGTAACAGGTTGGGAGGTTGTATGGCTTCAGGCTACACACCAGAAATGCTGCTCGATCTTGAACGACGTTATCCCTCTGGCTGGCAAGAGCGGTATTCCGATGATCAGCCGCGCGATGAACACGGCAGATTTGGAGTAGTAGCGACAGCAGATGCTACAGTTGCTGAAGGTGGTACTGGCGCGGCTAGCTCAGAAGAGATTGCTCGCCCTACTGTCTTTATCAAATACTCTAAATCTGGTTTGCCGACCTATCTCGGCAAATCACCTGACGCTGATTTGAAGCCGGGTGAAGCTATCTTGTCTGTTCATAAAAGCACTGGTGAGGTCAAGGTTCAAAACACAAATGGGCTTGCTGATAGCGATGCACTTGCCAAGTTTGGGAAGCACGCAAGAGATAATTTTGGGTCAACTAGAGCTGAATCAGACGAGAAGCTTGAAGAAATTAAGCGCTCGTGGCCGAATAGCCTATACTTTGAGCAACGCGGCTGGATGCCGCATCCTGATGTACGCTATTCTGAGGATCAGCCTCGGGATGAACATGGCAGATTTGGATCGGGTGGTTTGAAACGCGGCGAAGGTAAGACGAAGCAGTTGAACGATACGGAGCGTAAGATAGCTCACAGAGCACTTGCTAAGGTAAGTGAACCGGAAGGTCTCTATCTTAAATCTGCAGACGTTTTCACTAAGGCTGAAGTAGATAAGCCGGATCGTCTCGGCTTAGATTATAAAGCCACGAAGGAAATTCCTGCTAATTCACTTGCTCCCACCCAAGACTGGCTCTCAAAGAAGGGAATGTCGTCTTATATCGACGAGGCGCCGGATGCCTTACCTCACGTCCTCAAATCAGGGGATATGCACATCGTCCTCGACGGCCATACACGTCTTGCGACGCAGATTCTCGCTGGGCGTAAATCGATAGTGGCAGAAATTTACGAACCGAAATGAAAGCTCTCACACTCTGGCAACCGTGGGCCAGCCTTATCATTGATGGCCGCAAAACCATCGAGACGCGGCCAAAGCCTCTCTTCACACACTGGAGAGGGCCTGTTGCTATTCATGCTGGCCTGCAGGTCGATCGGGAAGCATGCGATCGTTTCGGTTATACTTGGCATGCAATTCCACGCGGTGTAATCCTCGGCATTGTGCTTGTCGAATCGGTAGCTCAATTCCCCCACATTGATTTCCCACCAGATGCCTTTGGTGATTTTACATCAGGGCGCTACGGTGCACTGCTAAAGCTCATAACCAAATTTCCCTCTCCTGTGCCAGCAAAGGGCGGCCAAGCTTACGGCTGGCAGTGGACACCACCTGCTAGCTCCTATGCTGCAGAAATCGATACTTTACATTGGAGGCTAGCGAATGTGTAACCCAACGGAAGGTTTTGATGAAGCCCGTGATAATGCAAAAGCTCTCTTCGAGAAATGGTGGTTGAGCACGAACAACGGACCATTCTTTGAAAAGCGCTTTGCGAATATGTATGTTGCAGCCACAGGCAATGGTTTTGCAGAATATCTCAAGCAGCTTGCTCAAGATGCATTCATTGCTGCTTCGATGAGTAAGTTAGCGTCTGAAAGGAACTTTGCTTTTTTCGAAAAAGCTTTTATTGAAAAGCAGCACACAAGTATCAATTTTCATTTTGATCCAAACGTATTCCAGGAAATGTCGCGGCGGATAGGCAAGACACTCCATATAACGCAGCTCGTAGAGCATATTCGAATTGAACAGCAGGCTACAGCAGTCCGCGAGCTCGCAGATCATCTCCAGCGTAAAGCCACGCAAGCTTGCGGACAACAGAATTTCGGTTTGTATCGCGAGCTTCAAGCTCTCGCGAATGAGCTTGTTAAAATTGCTAACGGTAAGTCTGTGCTCAAGCTTCGAGCTAATCAATTCTGGATTGAGTATGGCTGCACGCCCTCACCTAAAGGAAGTCAAGCTTTTGCGTTTGGAACGGGAACTGAAGTGATGATCGACGGGCTTGCAATAGCAGAGATCCGCAAGGTGCTGATCGGCAAAGAACTCACAATTGAAGCGAATTACATCCCAAAAGATTTTGGTCAGCAAAAAGTGCTTCGTGCTATTCGCTCTGGACTCTCATTTGACATCGAAATCAAGTTCACTAATGGACACAAAGAGCTTTTCAGACAGCTTGTGATTGTCGGAGCTGTTGAGATCATTCCTAATGACGTCGTGCTCCTGAAGTTCAAATCACCGTTGAAGACATTCCCTTCACAGCCAGGAATAACAGATGGATTGTGATAAGCTTTCGAGAACAGCCGAGATGAGTTTATGAGGAGTACGCGGAAGCCAGCCGTTCATCATATCTGCAACGTCCAACACTGTACAGGTGCTGATTGTGAGCATCAAAGAAAAGCTATGATGAGTCGCCACAAGAAAATCAGTTTTGTGAAGAGCGGGATCAGGATTTTCGGCTGCATTGTCGGAATGTCTGCTTACTATACCACCGCAACGCTTGGGCTGATCTTCTGGCTGCTCTTTGTCGCAGAGCTGATTGGTATCATTGAAGAATTTGGAGAGAAATAGTCAAAAGGAGTAAAATGATGAGTCGACGAAATGAAGATGTGAAATATCTGACCTTCGAGCAAGCCATCGGGAAGCTGATCGATGCCCGCAAATATCAGACAAAGGCCTGGCCAAGCTTGACAGAGCCAAACCGCCCTTTTGAAGAGTGGCTTGTACTCACAGATGTCTACCTCGCTAAGCTGAAAGCCGTTTATGCGGAAACGCCCAGCTACATCGAAGATGGACACTTGCTCAATCTCGAGGGGCTTGCTCGTATCGAGAAATACGCTGCCATCGTTGCGAATCTAATGATTTGGGCTGTACAGGCCGCCAAAGGGTCGAACGAGCAATTCCACGATCAAGGCAACGCCACAAATCACAGGATCGGCGGCTGTGAAGAGTGCAAGCCGAAGATCGAGCCAAACCGCCCATAGCTTCAAAATCCATGCTCCCGCTAAAGAGGTGAGGAAATGCCAACACAAGAAGCAATAAGGATCGCAAGCCAAATCGTGTACGAGCGCTGGGATACGGAGATGCCTGAGGGTGATCTGCGCTACGCTGGTTTGCGGACTCTGGAACAGTGGCCGGCCTTACGAGACAAGGTCGCCGAAGCCCTAGATGCCTTCCGAGCAGGAGGAGATTCACAGGCTTAGGAGTCTTGGCATATGAAATAGTTACTGCAACAAAAGAGCAACTGGCACGCCTGCAACAAGCCGCTGACCTAATAGCAGACGTACAGATTGCCATCGCGGTAGAAGAGGGCCGCCGAGGCATCCCTTCAACGCGATGATGCGGCCGGTGAGTGGAGATCGCTCTTCAGGATCCGGGTCGACCTAACGCGCGGCCGAAACCACCGCTACACAGCCAGTTAACAACGCGCCACCCGCAGAAGAGACCAAGACACTGACAGACGAACTGCTGGACATCGCGAAGCCACACAGCTATTGCATGGGAGAACATACTGATATCCATGGAGATCAGTAGCTTTAGCTGCATTTCCTGCGAAGATTTCAAACCGACCGTATGGCATGCTCTTTTCGAT